CCGGATCAAATTCTTTCCGTTCGTGCTCATATGCGCTGTAATCTGCCGAACTGCATCCGGCAATCTGTGCCATTTTAAACATGGACACTTTTGCATCTCTTCTGAGTGCCGCAATATAGCCTGCGTACATATCCTTGTCGCCGTTAGCAAGTTGTATTTTCAATCTTTCTTGAATGTCTTTCGATGCAGACAATTCCTTTATTTGCTTTATTTCACATTCTTCGTTGTGGCAACCATAAAGGCAACCGTGTATGTCATTCCTGCCATCAAAAAAGCCTACCACATATTTCGTGGGTTCCTTGCAGTCTCTGCATTTTGCATTTAAAACCATCTCGCTTCACCACCTACTAAGTTACTCATTTATCAGTTCTGCTAACTGAATGAAATCAAGAGTTTCGCATCCATCATATAAGTCATATATTTTCTCTACGATTTCATCACAATACCCTGCTTCTTCCAACTGATCCGAAAAATCCGGATCAGAAGATGTACAACCATATTCTGTTTTTATGGATTCTCTCTGAAATTTTCTATCAGAAATTTCCAAGGTTTCAATGCAACCATTATCCGTTGTTTCAATGCAATATTTCATGTGATTTTCCTCCTGTTTTTTAACTTGCTTTTGAGTTATTGAGTTGAACCCAAATAGAAACTCAAATTTTTTAGTTCCTGATTTCACTTCATCCATATATCTTCATCAATAACATACTGTCGAATGAAACGATCTGCATATTGTGGATGAATCATTGAGCGTTCTGTCTTTCTTGATGTAAAGTTTGTTGCCTTTGCCTTTACAATGTCTTTTTTCTCCACATAATCTATTGCTTCAAACACAAGATTATTTTTAGGTTTGCAATTTATAAACCAATATTGTGTAGGTTTCTTATAGAAATCTCCATTCTTTGTTCTGTCTGTATCAATTATGCTTGGTTTTATACACCAATATGTTGAAAGATAGTGTGGCTGGCTGTATGGATTTTCAATAATCAGTTTCAAATTTCTCCTTATGCAAATTATTACAAGCTTATTTAAAACCTCATAAAATTCATTTAATTCTTTGTGCCTTTTTATTACCAGTTCACAGTTTTTTTCGTCACTGTATCCTTTTTGAGCATAATTATTTCCGGCAAACCATAACTGATTTTGGCATTCAAAATATGTGCATGGAAAGAACGCAAGTATAATGTCATCCTCTTTTATGCCATCAAATATGCTTTGATTTTCGTCATACCCCCCCCCTAATTTCCTTAAATAAATCTATCACATAATCAGTTTCTCCAAATTCATCTTGGATATCATAGTCATAAGAATCTATTCCATATTTTCTAAACGCATTTTTAAAAGTTCCTGACTGTTCAAACAAACAATGTGCTTTCATTTTTTCAAGGAGACCGCATATGCTTCACTCTGCGCAGAGTCTCGGCTCCTTTCTTGGTTTTATCTAACTATCGTTTCTGCTTGTTCCTTGTACATCCTGCCCGCCATCTGCACCAGGTAATGCTGTAAGGCTTCTGCAACGCTGATACGATGCTTTGTGCAGTATCTGTCAACGTACCGCCGGAAGTCATTATTTTTTTGATACAGGACTTCGTATTCATCAAACTTAACCTCGACATTTTCAAGGTTGGTACAATCAACTCGTTCCATCTGCTTCACACTCCTTCCGGCTTTTCGCACCGTTCATATTCGATAGCCCACACCCACGGATTCGCATCCCAGCCGTAGCGGTCAAGATCGGATTTCTTGATGGTGGAGTTCCAAAGTTTATGAAATCCATCGATCATATTAGGGTCTCCACCACTATCTGGGTCCGAAAACGTTGGATGCCATCCATTATTTTTGTAGCATGCTTCATCCCAAGGATCTGTGCCTTCCATGCATGCTTGTTCCTCTGTAATCTCCTGCAACCGCTCCACCCTCACATCCGTAACCTTAAGCCAGATTCTAGCCGCTTCTTTCGGCATGTGGATGGATGGGTGCCAATATATTCTAGTTGAAGTTGCAGTACACCCTTCACATCCCACATAATTTCTGCAACTTGCCGGATAACCACCAGATAATGTTTCACATGGGTCTAAATAATCGCTGTCATAGTCCGCACGATAATAATATTTCCCACATTCCTCTGTCCATGTTTCCCGGACATACAGGATATCGCCCGGACATATCGGACAGGTACGTTCTGCTATGCTTAACTTGTCTGTGTGCTCTTTGTCCGCATAGTTATGTACTGCGTAAGTACGTTTATCAGAATCATAAAAATCCATATCCGGCACAACATAATCATTGGCATCTTTATTTATTCGCCTTGTACAACTCTTTCTCCCGTCCAGAATCGCTCGAGCCATTTCGGTATTGAATAAAATCGGTTTAATTGCCATCTGTTCCACCTGCCTTTACAATCTCCAACAAATCATCTACCAAATCCTTGACCTCATACATCATCATAGTGTCGTAGGATTTTGACTGCTGATCTGTTGTCTGATTTCCATACTTTGTACAGTCTTTCAGGAATGCTGTGCGTTCTTCAAACTGCTCCGTAACCGTGTCCGGGTCGTAGGCGGTTGGCTCATCATTAACAGCATCAACCATTATATCTAAATCTGATGTATTTCTGCGTAATTTCTTCCGCAACTCTATCGCCGAGTTGAGAAGAAACAACAAATGATCCGCATCAATCAGCCTCATCGTTCGCCCTCCAATCTAATTTCTGACCACAACCATCGCAGAATGAACCGCTTCTTACAACTTGTTTACAATTAGGACACCAATATGCATCTCGAAGAAAATGTGCATTATCTACGAAATTTGCATATTTTTTATAGTCAATAAGTGTTGGTTTCTTCGCCGTCTGCTTCTCCACAGCTTCACGGCATTCCTCCACCGTGCCGATTTGGCAGTACTGCTTATGCTTCTCCATCATCTCAAGCAGCCTTTTGAGGTCGTACCCTCTTTGCATCAGGTTATCCTCAAACTTGATGTACTCAGCGATATTGTCCGGGTCAATCCCACGCTCGATCATAGCTTTGCAGATCTCAACGGCATTCTTACAGGTGCTAATCTTTCCAATCTGGCGGTACTGCTGTACTTCTTCCAGTGCGTTTATTGCCATTGCATAAGCATTTTCAAAGGATTCACCCCATGATGTATCACATGGAATTGCTTTTCCAAGTTCATTACAATCATATTTTAATTCTTCTATTGCTTCATTCTCCGTCATGGCTACCCTCCTTAACTCCATTTAAAATCCTCACAAGGTCTCATTCTCCGCTGATTCTTACCTCTTTTATTGCATATTCCCCAACCACCGTAATGACAATCTTCACAAGTAATCGGATATTGATTTAATTTTTCCTCAATACATTTCTTGCACTGGTAAGAATTTTGATTATACTCATACCGACAATTACGATTTTTGCGTTTGCATGTCGCCATATTACTCCTCCAACAGTTCCGGATTGTCAAATTTGTTTCCGATAACCTCATAAATACAATCCCTGTTTATACGTGGCTTTGATAATCCATACTCATTACTTGTCCGATAAAATTCAGCATAATTTTCATCCCAAAGTACAGTGCCAGTGCAATAATTTTCTGGATGTGCTCCATCATTGTAATGTTTAACAATATCATTCTCCCAAATCAGCTTGCCATTCTTGTCCTTAAGTCCTGTACACTGGCAGATGGTATTCGGGTCTATCTCGTAGAAATTTATACCAGTAACATTCCAATCATCACAAGCAGTTCCATTGTATTTTTCAATAACAATTCCGCCAATAAATACTCTTCCATTTTCAAATCCATCATCAAACAAGTAACCATGTACCCATTCTCCATTATCAATCCGCTTTCCACGGAATAAATATCTATCTTGCATCCTTCATTCCTCACTTTCTTTCTGTAACCATGCCAACGTACAATCTTTACAATCATGACTAAAATCGCATACCTTGTCACTTTTTAATAAATTCCGCAGTACACATAATAGCGCCATTGCCAACTCCTCGTCCGTCATGCTCCTGATCCGGTCTGCGTTGGTCATGGGTACGTAGAAATCACAGTTTCTTTCGATATCTTCCTGCGGACAGTCGTTAATTTTCTCACACCATGAGTACGCATCAAACCCGTTATCCTTTGTTTCTAAATTCTTGCAGTTATTACATTTCACCATCTTCCACCTACTTTTCTTGCAAAAATCTCTTGATGACATCAATATCTCTGTCCAGCACGCTTAAATGCTCTTTGTTCATTTTTTGATAGACAATCAAGGGATTCTGTCTTCCTGCCTTTTTCGCTCTTAATACTTCCCATATACCTTTCGGTTCTTCAATCGTCCATCCGGTTTTGATAAGCCATTTGCGAAAAGCATCCAATTTGTTGCTATGCAGTGTGTTCCTATTTGCCATCTTCTTCCTCACTTTCTCGGTACGGCTCCGGCAGTGGCATCCAAGCTAAAATTTCATATTCACCCGTTGCCTGCTCAATACTTTCAATCCATCCAGATTCATCATCCGGATCATATTCCAGTATTTCAAAAAAATGTGGTAATCCACCTGTTAATTTTTCCACCATTTCCTTACTTTGTAGAACACTTCTCCATGCCACAAGATAGCTTCCATATTCTTCCGGCAGTCTCTCACTCACTGGAATCCACTTGCCATATTGTCCCTGTTCCTCGGCATACTCATAGGCTGCCAGCTTCTCTATTGCGCAATATCCTCCATCGCAATTTGTATATTTATCATTCGGCTTTTCTTCAAAGCACTGATAAAATGTTCTTAATCCGTTTTCACCGTGATTCTCCTTTACCAAAATTCCATCAGTAGTTCTTTCTGTCAGTCTCTCCATCCTTGCTCCTTTCCTTGATCCTTGGTCTCTCTACCATCACTGGATAACTACATTCATATGGAATATGATTCCAGTGGTCAAAATGCCCTACTGTAATGCTGTTTTGCATACTGTATAATTCATTCTCGCTATGAAATCCTCTGCTCACGATTTTGCACTCCTTTTCCCGTATGTACTTGCGATTCTGTATACATTGCAAAGTTCTCTATAATATTTTTCCTGCGCATGGATATGAGCATCCACACGGTCAAGTTCCGTCTCACACCACTTTGCAAATTCTTCTGTAGACAATAGTTTTTCCAAATTTTCAAATTTTTCTCTGTTGTCAATCACAAAACACACCATGTCAACCGGGATGTGGTTCAAATCCGCAAGAATCTGAATCTGTTTGTCCTTATCCTCCGCTTTTTCATAATTTTCCAACAATTCATAGCCTGTCATCTGCATTTGTATCACCTCTTATCAAGTTTAATTTCGTTGTCGTAACAACGCTTCTTTGGATTTCCCTCTACGGGAGAAACCATCTTTTTAGGGTCTGTGGTATATGATCCGTTTAGCTTTACACCTATTTTGCTTTTTTCATCCACATAGCACGATGGCTTGTAACGATCTGGTGGAATATAGTTGTGAATCCGCCAGTGTTTCACCAGCACAACACCACTGTCGAAAGATAAAAGGAATCTGCTGTCTATCAGTATCTTCAAATCATCATCAGAAGCTCCGCACATCCTTATGATTTTCCGTGGATTATTAACAAATCCGTCATCATCAGCATTCATGCAGATGTGGAAATAAAGCATTTGAGCCGTAGCAGAAATATCCAAAAAAGCATCACTCTCAATTATTTTTGCGCTGAACATTCTTTTTTCTGCCATTTAGAACTCCTTACTCAAAAATAGGCTTTTCTATATAAATTCCAGTGTTTTCCACCAGTTCTTTCCACAAGTCCATGAAATCTTTTCCATTGCATTTGTCTCCGGCTTTGTCCATATGGTCTGAAAACTTATTCTTGAAATTCGTCAACTTCTTCTTACCGAATCCATCTTCCATAAGAATTACCATCCCATATAGGATGTACCTTGTGGACAACTCATTGATAAGGTTGTTACATCTGACCTGTTCCCGGATGCATTTCTGCGCTACAACTGACTTGTAATGTGGATAATCAGCTTCTGTAAATTCCTTGTACTCAATCGTCCAGTCTGCAAAGTCGTTAAGCCTGCTCTGTAACTCCGTATAAGGCTCATTCTCGTACTTTTCGTTGTACTCGGTGAATTTACAGCAAAAGTCAGAAAGCTTCGTCTGTGAGTACTTGTAGTCTTTCCACAAGGTATAACAGAACAGTGTCAGTATCCCAGTGAATGGACTTCTTTCGGCTGACTGTCTCAAAAGTTCTGTCTCACGTCTCAGACGAAGTATGGCTTGTGGGTTGTCATAATGTTTTGGCATTTTTATGTCACCTCTTTTCAAGTTCTGTTTTGGCGGTTATGTAATCTTCTCAAATTTCCTTAACAAGCATTTCTCACACAACTGGACACCGTCAAAATCGTAAAGTTCCTCTACCTCTTCCTTACAATCATCGCAATACAAATGTTTCACATTTATGTTCGGGCACCTATTGCCGAGACATGGATAAGCTTCCGTTGCACATCCGCAGCATTCACCTTCGTATTTCACCATTTTCTGAAAAACTCCTTTAATTTATTGCAGACTTGCTGAAATCTATACTTAAACAAGTACTCTTTAAAAGATTCAGTTCCATATTGATAGCAAAGATACATAATTTGTTTTTGAGTAGAAAGAGATTCATAAAACTCCTTGTCAGTTTCTTCAACGTATTGTAAAAGTACTTCATAGGTTGTTTTATTCATCACTGCCACCTTCCTTTTCTCCATGCAAAAGTTCCATAAACTTCGCAAATTGTTTCTGTGACACGGAATTGTTCTGCTTCTCCGGCTTAAGGCTGATAACCAAATGTTTGTCAGCTATGTTCGCCAGTTCCCTTGCAAGGTTGATTCTGCCTTGTGCCAGTCCATCACGGTAACCTTTTCCCGGTCGGTACTCTGCGATCTGCTTCTTGCCATCACCTTGACCACCTGCTGTCTTGTTGCGAAGCTGATAACCAACGTCCGCATACTTCTTAATCCAGTATTGTTCCCACTTGTCAAGTTGTTCTGCCGGATAGTGCATAAAGCCGATTTTCCAACCGTAAATGTTGTCCGTGGAATACAGTCCATGACTTTTGATTGACAGGTCTATGTGCTGATAGCCTTTAAGGTGTCCGGCAAGCCTTGAAAGCAAATTTACCGCTTGCCCGATATAGGCATATCGAAAACCGTCCTCGTCTGTTCTTGTCAGAAAGTAAATTCCACTTCCATCGTCTATGTGTGGATTAACTTCCAGTATGCGCTCACGGTTCTTTTTCTCAATGGCTTTTGCCTTTGCTACGTTCTTCCAATCAGCCAACCACTTCACCGCCTTTCAAATGGAATCAAATATCCGTCCGGCAAAGCATTTATAATATTTCTCAATGCCACATATCCTGTCTTTTGCATATTTACTAAAGAATTGCTTTGACAGGTATTCAGTTCGGATATGTTGGAATCAATGCTCTGCATTATTTCACTTCTTAATTGCGGTGTAAGTGGTCTATAAAATGTGTCAGCCATTCGCACCACCATTTCTGTACTTTTCCAGTTCCGCAATCATGGTCTCTCTGCGAATATCTCCACTCTCATGCCACTCTACCGCATGGAAAACTCCGCTAAGGTTCTCGCTCAAAACCTCGATTCTGATACTTGCCGACTGGATATACTCAATCAACCGCTGTGTATCTCGTGCTATGTCCTCGTAACCATACGCCTGTAAGTGCTGAACCATTTTTTCAAGGTTCGCAATGCTTGAACTGTTCATCAGTTCCGGCACATCTTTATAGCACAAATAACCAAAACTTCCACCACTCATACGCACTTCTCCTTTTTAATCACTTCATAAAAACTACCCATCTTGTCATACCTCTTTGGTCTCCAAGTAACGGATTTTGTCCGAATACTTTCAGAACCTTTGAAAAAGATATCTGTTGGTCATTCCATTTGAATATAAGTAGTCCGTCCGGCTCTAAAACTCTCATGCATTCATCGAATCCTGCCTTTAGGTATGTTGGCCAATCTTCCGGAAGTACTCCGTATTTCTGCCGTAGCCAAGATTTCTCTCCGGCATGAATCAAATGTGGTGGGTCGAAAACAACGACTTTGAAAGTTTTATCTTCATACGGCATATTCCGAAAATCCATTTTTATGTCAGGTTTAACAAGAAGTGTTCTTCCGTCACATAAAGTAGTTTCCAGTTCTCGGTTATCTGCAAAAACAACATCCGGATTCTGCTTATCAAACCAAAACATTCTACTTCCGCAACAAGCATCTAATACTCTTTTGCTCAAAATGGACACTCCTTTCCATTCCTCAAAATCCATTCCTTACCGCCCTGTGCAACGTCCACATGAGCCATAGGAGCAATCTTTTTGACCTCTGCGACACATTCACTGGGTACTGCATTATCTCGGCTTAAATGGCACAATATGACGTTTTGCAAGCTATCTGTTTTGTTAGCCATTACAAAATCTTTCACAGTTCCAAGTTCCATGTGACCACGAAAAACGTGATTCCTTTTCGCAACATTTTCATCATCAATGTACTTTTTCTGATAGTTACATGAGATTAAAATGTGGTTTACATCTGCAAATCTCCACTTGCAAAACTCCGTGTCGGTAATGTACAGAAGTTTCCCCATTTCCGGGTGGGTTATCAGAAATCCATAACAAGGACATTCCGTACCGTCTGCATTCGTGTGCGTCCATTTGCCGTCTAGTGTTGTCAGGTCAAATGCCATTATTTTTCCACCAGTAAAGCCTATTTCCATAGGTTCTAAACTTTCATATGGCTTAAATACTGGTATTCCCATGTGTTCAAGGTCTGATACTGATAAGGAGTGATCCTTGTGCGCATGGGTGCATATCGCACCCACAACACACTTTATATTCCAGTTAAGACCACGTTTTATGTCCATGATAGGAAGTCCTGCATCCAGTAAAAGTGTTTCACCGTTATCTGCCGTTAGAAGATAGCAGTTACCGGACGAACCGGAGCCTAAACATTTTAGCTTCATGTTTCTACCTCAATTTCGTCATCTTTTGGAAACTGAAATATGCAGTTATTTACATATTCAACTTTTGATGGCTCATTGTTCATGGTTTGAACTATAATTCCACTATTTTTCAATTTTTCAAACTGTTTTACCACATCTTCAGTAATTTCAACATTTTGAAAAAGAATCGGCATACTAACGTATGCTTTTCTAAGCATTTCCATAGCTTTCAGTGCCTTTTCTTCTGTAAAATATGTGGCTATTGGTGTAATAGTATCTGTATCACCAGCCATCTGAATACGAATAGTAAATGATTTTGGTGCTATCAGAGGAAATATAAAAATACAGCTATTTTCATATGGAAAATCAATACTTCCATCCTGCGATATAACTCTCATGGCAACCTCCTACTTAATCTCAATATCCGGAATAAACCGATCAGGATAAAACACTAATTCATAATGGTATTTGTCCGTTGATTTAGGCTCCACCTGTTCCATCACATAGCAAGTCCAGTCATTCAAGTAAATGTAGTCCTTATAATACTGGTTTTCCCCAGTTTTAAATGTAACGACAAGTTCATTAGCAGAGTTATTGCTAAGAGACATATACCCCTCTGCCTGCAACATAATCATGTCTGTTCTTGCATTAGTCACCGTGATTCTACGGTACACATTGAACTCGTCAGCTTCTTTATTGAGATTGTAATTCACCGTATCAGCGGTGCTACAACCGCATACACAAAGTGCCATTACAAACATCATTACTGAAATAACAAAAATTTTGTATAACCTCTTCATATATTTCATCCTCCTACTTAAAGCAATCCGGTGTCTCTGCGTTAGCAATGGTCTGTTCCGTGGTGTCCGTCGTGACTTCCTCAAAAGTTGCATCTGGAAAATCAACAGAATTTGCGTTTGCCTGAATTTCCTCTGCCGCAACTTTTTCTACATCAAGTTTCACATCTGAAACATCAGGAAATTCTTCCTGTGCATACAGGCCTTGGAATTTATCAGGAAAAGCTTCTCTTAATGCCTGTACAACAGCAACTTTTCTTATCATTGTTGCAGGCTTTTTAGACCATTGACCGTTGATTGTTCCATCTTTTTTTCTTCCAACATATTCATCGAAAGATACTGACTGGTACTCCGGTGTCTCTCTTCCTTTGATAAACACCTTAGCCCAACCTCCTACAATGGTTTCGTCTTTAAGGACAAAAGAGCCTTCTCTTTCTTCCACGGAACCATCTTTCTTCTGAACAATAATTCCTGCTTTTTTTCCTGCATAATTCGGATTTGCATCGGCTCTTTTTGTAAAAACATCTTTTCCGGTAACAATCGTAGCAGGATCATTGTTTCCAAACTTAATGAGGTATGCTTCTTTCAAAAAAGGATTAAGATGCTGATATCTGCAAAGAGACATAAACATCATTACTTCCTGATCCGATACGTTTCCACCACCGCTTACAAGGTACTTTCTTACCGTTGTTGGGGAAATTTTTACAATTTCCCCATTTGATTCGTATTCCACAATTCCTGTGTTTTCCTGCTTCTTTTCTTCTGCCATACCTCATGCCTACCTTTCTACTTTTTTAAGACCATTAAGGTTAATGATAAATACCTGGCTTGTCTTTGGATTCTGAATCAGTGCAAGAGTCCTTGCAAGCCTATCATGTTCTTTAATTCTTAAAACCTTGTATTCATCTTCGTTGTTTAAATCAGAACCCATTACAAAATTCTGTTTGTATCCGTCAAGACCGCTCCATGTATCGTATGAGTAGTACTGTTTACCGTCATCTGTAACCTTTACGGTATCTCCCACGCAGATTTCGTCTTTCTTCTCCGTTTCTTTCTCCGGCTTGTAGTTTTCAAGGACAACGTATTCTTCGTGCCATAATCCAGTATCTCCGTCAGAGTTTTTGCAAATACATCCTGATGCCGTAACATAAGTTACTTTGAGAATATCTCCGTTTTTATAAGTACCAAAAATAGAATGCGCATCAACAACCTTGATATACTCACCAACTTTAGCTTTTCTCTTTACCTCACGAACACCGTTATCAGGCTTCACATCTTCGCCCATCAGCCGATTAAAAGCCAACTTAGCACCAGTACGGAAATCAAATTCATCAGCCGGATTGCACTTTGCTTCTGCTTTCTCGCCAGTGGATTTGTCCAACGCAACTACTTTGTTGTCATTGCGGTAGATTACTATGGTTTCACTTCCGACTTTTTCCAAATTATCAGAAAATATAGAACCAATTTCAAACATTTTCCTACCACTAGTTTCTCTTTCGACATCTTTGTAAGAAACAAAGTCACCATTGATTTCTGTGATTTCAATTACCGCAGCATTGTCTAAAATCATTCTGCTTTTGTATCTTTCTCCAACCTTAAATTTACGTTTTTCCATATCCTTATTTCTCACTTTCCGGCTCGTTCATAAACTTGCCAAATTCATCATTTTTCACTTTTACATCAGCCTTGTAAATCTCCTTGATGCTTCTAGGCATCACATGATATGTCACATCTGTATCAGCAATCTTGCCTTTGAATTTCAAGGCTCCACGGTCTGAAAGTCCCATGTACACACCTACGCAACACTTGTCATCAAAATTGAATATCACGGTGTCACCGGCATTGATTGTTTCTCCATTCGTTGTCAGAACGGAAATGACTGTTTCTTTCTTAATCTGCATTCTCTTCATTCCTTTCAAACTCTTTCAATTGCTCCGCCAACTTCTTACATTCATCAGCAACATATTCTTCTGAACGAACGACATCGACACCAACAGGAAATTTACTTTCTATCATTTTTTGCATCTGATAAATTTCTTTACGGCTTGGGAATTTCTGTATTGCATAATCCAAATCCGCCTTATCTCCAGCGTGACCGCAATCGAACCCAAACCACCATAAATCACTTTTGATAGGATAATTTGAATGTTCTCCACCGCCTGCGTATGTAATACCACCGTGACACTGGAAATATGCTTCAATGCGGATTCTTTCATCTTCATCCATGCAAGCACCAAGAAAAGGGAAAATGCCACTTACTTCTCTGCCCCAAATATTTGATTTTTTAATTTCAAGATGGTAATCATAATTTTTTCCGTATAACGTATGATTCTTTGGAATGCCAACATATCCGCACCTGTGAGCCATATTTCCAAATATCACAACGCATTTATACCCTACGTGTTCAAACTCACGCTCGACAATGTAGCGTTTCTCTGCTTCATTACTCATTCTTCGCTTCCTCCACTTTCAAACTCGCATCATCACTTCTGCGGAACATAATCAACTGGCTGTCAATCTGCGGTATTCTCCATGAATCAAGGCTCTCGGTATCGTCAACCATAATAGGCAATTCCACCCCGCACCGCTTCTGAAACGCATTGCAAATGTCAATCTCCGTCAGAATCCTTGCTCCGTGGTTCATGTTCCGGCTGTAAGGCTCTCCACGGTATGTAAAGTCACAACATTCTTCCGTGTCACCATTCACAAGCGGTCTGAACATCCGAACAGTGCAGAAACAAAGGTACTTGTTCACATCAGATTCCAGCAGTTCATTCTTTTTCCGGCTAAACCTTTTCAGCAAATCAAGTTTTGCCTGCACATCTGTAATCTTCTGTGCAATATCTCTTCTCTCCTGTTCCAGTTCTGCGATCCGCTTATCAACACTCTCGTTAATGCTCACACTGTCCAGTTTCTTGTTTACCTGTTCAATGTCTGCCCTAATCTCTTCCTCTGTGCATTTCAGTTCAATTCTCATGCTCTGCATATCCGCATAGCGGTTCATGGCAAATTCTTTCTCGACAATCTGTGACTGGATAGCCTTGTATTCATCAGTGCCGGATACATCAACCTTTGCAGGAATATCTTTCAACTGTTCTTCCAGCTTCATAATTTCCGAAGCCTTGGCATTTCTCTCTGTATTCAGTCCTTCCAAAATCACATTAACTTCGGAGATATTCTCACTCAACCGTTCGATTTCCTCTGCAAATTTCGTGCCGTTCTCTGCAATTTTGGTAAGTTCCTCTGCCTTATGTGCTTCAAATTCGGTTCGTAACTGTTCTTTCTTCTCTGCTGGATATTCCTGTCCGCAATAAGAACAAACAAGTGTGGATTCATCAAAAATTCTGCTTTTTGCATTTTGCCAAAGTACTTTCTGCTCTTCTTTTTTCTTCTTGAAATCTTCAATATCTTCCTTCTGAATTTCAATAGTACGAACGGCATTATTGATTTTTCCGTCCAAAACGTGTGCATCTTCCTTGACAGCCGAAAGAAGTTCGTTCAGTTTTTCACGTTTCGTTGCATTAGCTTCATACGCTTCATGTTCCAAATCACCCAACTTAATTTTCAGTTCAATGATTCCATCAGAAAGCTTATCATAGGAAATCATGCTGTTCTGCGTATCTGTCTGCTGCTTAATATTCTCTGACAGCTTATCCAGTAAAGCTTTCTTTTTCAGTTCCAAATCAGCAAGGTTAATATCCACTCTCTGACGGCTCACCTCGTCAATACGGCTCGGAATTTCATCTAATAGGTCCTGCAAACCCTTGGTTCCATTTCTTCCCCTTGTGCCGTACAACTGCGTATTGCAACGCTTTTTCAGTTCATCAACCGTACCGTCATGCAGTACAGATTTCAGAGGTGCAAACTCCGGATACATGTCGCAAATATCGTCATTGCTGTGCTTTCCAAACGTTTCAGCCAGTATTGCTCTCTGCTCTGTACCGCCTTTAAGCAACAGTGTCATGGCATTGATGCAAAGTGAAAACTTATCTTTTCCGCATACACTCTCTTCCAAAAATGCTTCAAAATCTGCTGCCTTTTTTGGAATATCATTCACATAGTAATCCGTGACATTGCCGGTAAACTCGCCTTTCTTATTAAAGTTCTGACGGCATACTTTTTTCAAAACCTTGTCTGTACCGTCAATCTCCACGGTAACTTCTGTGGTAATATCTCCGTCAATGTCATTGCCGTCCTTATCGTGCGGTCTGATTCCGCTAATCTCTTTGCCGTTCTCGTCACGGCAGCCAAAAATGTAATGAATTACTCTCTTGATTGTGGACTTTCCAGTTTCATTCTCTCCGGAAATCTCTGTCCGGTCGTAAATGTCTGCGTCCAGTGTGTTAGAGCCATAGAATTTACAGAAATTCTGCAAATAGATGTGCTTAATCCTCATTTTTCCTATCCTCCCAAAGATATAAATACAGTGAATTAACAAACATATAGATTGAGACCGGCTTGTCTGTCTCGTTGATTTTCTTGTACAATTCTGTGGTTGTGTTTATCTTGTCAATAACCCACTTGATTGCCCGATACACGCTTTCCTTGGTTGTGCTGTGTTTCTCTCCGATAATCCGGTAGATTTCAGAAAGTCTTCTGTTCCGGTTCTCAAACATCAGCGTTTCAACCTCTATGATGTACTGGAATCCCGGCAAATACTGTTTCAGACCAAGTTCTACCAAGATTTTTCTGATTTTCCTTTCCATTTCCTCACTCCTCCGGCTTTCAGTCTTCTGCTGCGTGAATCATATTATCATCTCCGATATACAAGATTCCTGCATCTAACAATCCTGCAATCAAAATTTCATTCGCACGGACGATAGGGATAATTTCTTTCTTCAACATGGAAATACTCCTTTCTTACCCATTTTTTCATTCCTGTCTCACGGTTCACCAGTCGATAGTAAAATGATGTTTCACGGTCGATTTCCCACTCTTTAGGATTAAATAAGAATCTTCCGATTACTCCTTTGACTGTAAACCGCCTTTTGGCACTCATACGTCTTCCTCCGCAATTTTGGCATACTTCCAAGTTGAAACATTATAGTATCCGTTAGCAGAATAAGATGTACAACCTCTGTCCCATGCAAAAACAATATTATTTTCGTATCTTGCGAAATGTCTTTTTTCCCACCATCCATCTTCTGAATCTCTCACCAGAATCTTCGTATCCACAGGAACCTTCGACCAGTCAACAGGCGGTTCAACATATTCCTGTTCTGCCCATTCCTTGAGTTTTTCTCTGCATCCGGGAATACAAAACATGCAATCATTGCAGTCAATTTCATTGCAATCACACAGTCTTCCTTCCTTATCAACAGCTATTTCAATGTCATTTAAAGCCATATCAATAATCTGTTCCGCATACTTCTCTCTGTTCTTCATTTTCCGTTCATCCTTTCCAGTTCTGCGCTCCTGGTTAATATCCAGTCAGCGTAGTCACTTAATTCTGTTTTAGTCGTTGCATTTTTCTCACCGTGGTAAACCATGAGAGCAATTCCTACATCACAGTACTTTTCAAACAATTCCGATAAATAGTCGGCTCCCACATGGATATTGCCGTCTATGGAGTAGATGTCCGTCACTCCCAAACGCTCCATGCGCTCTTTATGCCATCTGTCAGAAATCTGCATCAGTCCTTTGCAACCACCGCTTTCCACATCCGGTCTGCCGGAAGATTCTTTCTCGATCATTGCCATAAGCAGTTCCGGGCAGATGCCGTATTCCTCACCGTACTTCACACACGATTCCTGTGCTTCCTCGGAGATAAAACTGCCGGCTGGCTGTGCCGTGGATGTAAATGTGATGGAAAGTGCTATTATAATAGGAAGAAACAGCTTTATTGTTGTTCTCATAGGCTTAGTACCATTCGGATACGAACGTACCCAGTAAATCACTGATAATGACATCCAAAAACATATTTGATCCGTCCTCTTCCTCTGCAATGTATGTCGTTAAAATTGCATTTGTAAAACTTGCTCCATTACCCATATCTACTTCAATGTCTTTTACAGCTACACCGTATGACGCTTCTTCATCATGGAATAACTTCTGGAATGTAGCGGCACTGTCTACTTTCGTAAAGTACATTGCTTTCCCTTTATTGTCCGTTGATGTAATTACACTGTTACTCAATTTCAAATATTTGTTTCTCATTCCTCTTCCTTTCTATGAGCAATACCTCATTGCGTAATTCTTTACGATTCCCTCGAAAATTGCTTTCAACTGTGGTTTCTCATAAATAATTTGGATTTTAGTTGTGCCGTTTTTAATAGCTGTTTCGTTATTACCTGCCTTTTTCATCTTATTTATCTTGTTCCTTTGAAGCATATTTAAGCTACAATGTGCTGTCGTTTCCAGTTCACCGTAAAGCTGTCCATATAATGTCTGATATCCAATTCCACTCTTAACTGAAATCTCCCGTATCCTTGCATTGATTTCAGACTTCCAGTCTCCGATAGGCTTCGTGAAAATTTCTTTCATGTTGGTGACTGTACTTTCCAGCTTCTGAACCTGTTCAGCTTGTTTCTTCTGTTCCAGTTCCTGTCGTGCCATGCTCTCAGCCAGTGACATAACCATTTGCATCTGTGGAGAAAGTTGTGACCGGTTAATTACTTCCTGCTTCGCCCTATCCTCTATGGTGATAAAATACTGTCTTGCTTCTTTGCCCCTTGCAGAATGGCTTTCCATTGACAGATGTTTTGCAAAGTCGGTAGTCAGTCGGTAATCCTTGCATTCGTTACCGTTCGCCATCGTGGCGAACCCCCACCAGTCCTTGTTTTCCTCGTAAAACTCGTTTTCCTCAATGTTTGTTTTCGCCCATCTTGCAAAATGACTTTTTTCTCCGCTCAAAAACTCGTATAACGCTCTTGCAGTAGTCATTCCGTTTTCATCAACACCAAGTGCAATCTCAATTGGTGTTTTCATGTTTGATGTTTGTAATTCGTTCATTGTTCTCCTTTCTGTGGTATACTCTCCTATAAGGAGGTGATAATTTGGTATACAATGGTTTTTGCGATAAGCAAAACAAAATGTACTCTGTTGATTTTAGGCAAATATCTGTTGGCTCTTTGGAAGATATTAAACCCAAATTTGAAAATGGAAGATTAGACTGCAAATATGCTGGTCTCACTGGTTGCTGCAACAACCCAAAACAATGCTCCATACTTCAAAATATCAACAAATGATGGAATGGCTCTCTGAAATATGGGAGCCTATTCTTTTTTAAATGTAATACTTTCGATTTCTCCTAACCCCTCCTGCATAATCCGCAACACCTTCATATCCGTTGCAAGATTAAGTGCATTAAGGTCAAGTGTAAGAGTAGGAACATCATCCCCAACCCCTTGTTTCAGTGTGAAGCTTCTCACACCGTTGATTTTGTGACCGTCAATGAGGACTTCCGTAAAAACTCCCTCTTCACCGTCACACTGACGAATTTCAATTTTTGATGACTTCACGTTCTTCCTCCTGCTTCTCCTTTCTTATTTTGAAATCAACTCATTTATCTTTACGTTCAGATAATCAGCTACTTTTTGAACCTTGTCCCAAGAAGGAGAAATATCATTCCATTTACACATACTTCCCTGTGAAAAACCGCAATCTTCTTCGATTTTGCGTATGGATATTCCTTTTTCTTTGGCAATAGCTTTTATTTTGTTATATAACAACCTTATTCCTCCTTTCTGTTATTAAAGGTTCTGAATATTTCGCCAAAAGTTGTTGACTATCCTCTGAAAATATTCTACAATATTCGTTGCGAGTGAAAATTACAAAGTATTTTTTAATGGCATTTTTAATGTCCTTATTTTGTTGCGATATTTTCAGAACCTTTAGTTACATTATAAGCGATATTTTCAGAATGTCAATACTTTGTTTTGCGATTTTTTCAGAACTTATTGAGGTGAAAGTATGCTTAAAGAAAATGTGCAGGAATTATGCAAAGAAAAAGGAGTATCTTCAAACGTTGCAGAGAAAGAATTAGGATTCGCTACTGGATATATTGCAAAATTAAACGCATCAAATCCAAATCTTTCAAAGCTCAATGCAATGGCAAAATATTTTAATGTTTCTTTGGATTATTTAGTTTATGGAGAGAGCAAATTTTCTTATGAGAACTTTTCTATATTGAGAAAAATAAGAAATGATTCTGATCTGATGAAATCGTTAGAGCTGTATTTTTCTATGTCCACAGAAAATAAGAATAGAGTTCTTAATTATATTAACCTTGTCGGAGAGGGAAAAATATAATGAGTGTTGTATATGGATTTGATATAAATAGAGTTATGCATATAATAAAAGATAATTGTTCAAACGGTTTGTCTGTAAACTATACTAATATCCTTGGAAAGTTATATGAAAAATACCCTAAAATCAAAAGATATCACTCAAAAAGTTTTGTTGAAAAAACATTAGAAATTATATGTGCTAATAATTATATAACAACATCAAAATCAACTTTAGAAGAATTTCCAAACATTCAAATTACAGATGCCGGAAAATTTTATTTAATTTCTTATAAAAATAAAATTAAAGATTGGTTTTTTACTAACATAATAGCTATATTTGCCCTGATAGTTTCAATTATTTCATGCTTTTGTTGATAACTTCTACGGCAGCAGAAAGAGAATTAAGAGAATTGCAAAGTACGTCAAGTTCTTTCCTTTTTTTCTCTTTTTCTCTGCTGTCGTTCTCTGATTCATATTCCTTTGTTTTGTAAAATATCATGGAATATATTTCACAAATAGAATCTTGAAGTATGATAGGCTTATCCCCGGTAATGCAAATATCTTTGTCTATTTTTATTATTCGCACGGCTTAACATCCTCCCATACATCCTTTACAAAAATATAGATACATTTCAAAACTCTGTTTATCTGAATGTTGTTTAGTATCTTTGCAATTTCCTCTCTGTAAAATTCATTGCTTTCGTTCATCGTAACCACACCCCTCTCCCCTTTAATTCTCCGCAGAATCTAAAGTAGCGATACACCGCATTATAGAACATACGTTCTAAACAATCAATATATATTTGACTCATGTTTTTTATTGTTGTAAAATATCAACAAAAAGAGGACGGTGAAAACGCCAATAAACACCGCCCTCGCCAGAACTTGATGTCCCTCGTTTCAAGGGATGTTACAAGTGTATCATGTGAAAGGGGGACAATAAACATGATGAAAAAAGACCGAATCAAAGAAATATCGACACATCTATCAGTCAACCGTGCAAATTATATGTTAAGTTTTCGTGGGAATCTCCACGAATTTCTTAATGAGCCGGACATGACAGTGTACAAGCTTGCAGATGAAGCTAATTTGCCTTATTCTACGCTTAATTCACTACTGTACGGTAATTCTAACGACACAAAGCTATCGACCGCTGTTGCGCTTGCTAGAGCCTTTGGAATCAGTGTAGATGAACTGGTAGGTTGTGGCACTATGGAAGATAAGATGTTAGAATCTGTCAAGATATGCCGCAGTTTGCCGGAGCACTCTCTTTACCTTATCCGTTACTTCATACGTCACCAAGATAAAATCTATTCCAGTATTGAAAAATCGCACAAGTATATTTCTGTCCTCAAACCACAACTTGTGAATGGAATTATAGCCACCACAAACGCTGTAGAACCTATTTGCATAGACAATTTACCGGAAGATATAAAATCCAAGGTTTATATCGGTTTGAAAATTCCGTGCGACTACTATATGCCGTTTTATCTTCCAGGGGAAATTATTCTCCTTTCCGCAGATCGGGAACCACAAGACGGTGAACGATGTATTGTAACAAGTAATGGTGGGATACAAATTGCCGTAAAAACCCATATAATAGAATATGGCGTTAGAAAATGGAGATATGTTTCGCTCATGTCTCCGAACAGTATACTTCCGGAACACATAATTGATGACATGATAGGATATGTGGTTGGTTTCGTCAACAATGACGGTGACTGGGGAATCAGATAAAGAGATTAAGAGCATGGCTTTTACACCATGCTCTTTTTGATTGATTTATTTTTTTCTAATCTCCGCCCATCGGCTATCACTCCTTCTGTAAATGGCAAGTTAGGTTACAAAGTATCATCACCAACTTTATACAGCGAAATCAAAATAGAAAATGATACATTATGTATAAGATGTTTAAAAAATGATAACCACTTCTACGAATTAGAAGTAAACGCCGATGCAATTATATTTTATTCAGTTGTAGATGGTGTGTGGACTGAACTTTGGAAAAAATAAATTACGTTCACAAATAAATGGAATGTAATGCTTTAAATTGCTTGCAACATTAATAATGGCATAATTTTACAAGATACACTACCTGTGACCATCCATCTAACATACAGAACCGCTTGACTCCAATAGGTTGGTATACACATTTCTGCATTTAAGGAACCACCTAGTCCACATACTCCAACTATTTTATATTTTGCAGAAATTGAGGAATCTAAATAATCACTGTACGAATAGGATGTTATTTCATTTACAGTTACCTCCCGATTCACTGTTATTTCTATAGAGTAGAATAAAAGTAACTTGCCATTTACATCACTAATTGCCCCCGTGACAGTGCCGTTTCCGATTGATGAAATATCAGTATTTCCTATTAGAGAAATTAATGTTTTGATGTTCTTTATCGCAAGGCTAACCTTGCCGATAATTCCGCTGAGTTTTTCGCCTGTGGTCGGCTGTGCAAGGTCGGCTGGCTCAGTGAATGCTACGGTTGTGTTGGAAGCATCACCTGTCTTTTTGAGATAATCAGTCAAGTCAATGTTGGCTAATTTTTGGTCGGTAGTGGTCTTGTCGTAGTAATTCACAAGATTATCAACATCTTTTTTGATATATCCAGCGTCATTCTCTAATTCACTAACCTTTGTAGGTATACCTCCTGTTTGCTGTTTTGCCTGCTCCATATAATACTTTGCGTTATCTGTATCTTCTCCTTCTCTTGTTCCGGTTCCACCTATGGCATAAGATTTAGCCAATACAGATTTTGCATTTGCGGATTGCGCATAAGCAGATGCATTTGCGGATTCTACTCTAATATCTGCTAAATAATTAGGCTGTAGCATAGAATCTGTTACTGATCCTGTTTTGATTGAAAAAGAATAAGTCTTATTCTTTCCAGTACCAGTCACGGATACAGCTATGGTTGCAGAATCTTCAAATGTCAACACCGGAATCATAGAACCAATATCAGCCTTAAACTGTGTTCCATCTTCTGTAGTCATGGTAATGATTCCGTCATCAGACATGGAAAAGCCGACAGGAATTTTTTCAATATTAAGGTCAAAAATAACCTTTTCACCGTTGTATTTTGTAATAGTAATAACACCGGTTGTTTCATCCATAGTCCAATCAGCAATATTTCCGTTTATTGCAGACTTGTCTACTTTTAAGGCATCCTGTGATATGATACGGTTGTCCAACGCATCAATAGCAGAATCCATCTGATTAAGATTGTATGCATCTAAATCCGTGTTCTCACTGGGATAATCTTCCCAATTAATTCTGGTATAAACCTTATTCATTGCCATCTGCAGATACCTCGCTTTCCTCTTTCATAATCTGCATATCTGATAACTGTTTAGTCTCCGAATATACTTCATACAGTACAAGCCTTTTCACCTCGATAGGCAACGGTGTTTGATTTAATACTGTCACAAGGTTGCTTTTTAATTTCTTAATCTCAAAATTTGCTGCCATATCAATTCTCCCTTACATAGATTTCTTTTCCTTGCTCTTCTGCATACGAATACAGATTTTTGCACAGTTCAGATACTTCATATCCGCTCTGTGCAACCACTGTATCCGACATGTCAATAAGTTGCTTCATAAACTCTTCAAAACCATCGCCATCTTCCGTGCTAAACAATGTTGCATTGATTTCCGTAAACGTGGAAATTCCAATGGTAAAAGCTATATATTGCTGAATTTCTTGCCTTTCTTCCATTACTTCTTTCATTGTTTTTCCAATAATCGTTTGAAGAATAAATATTTTTTTTACCATAATAAATCTCCTACGTCATAAGTGTGACAATTCCAGATGTTGCAGTGAGCAAACCTCCAAGTGATGAAACTCCTGTAATAAAATTAACATTATGTCCAGGATAATCAGCAACATTGGCTGTTTGTGTTACCAAAGATACATCTGATACGGTTCCATTTATATAATTTTTTGTGACACTTAATGTTGCACTTGTCAGTACTGTCTTACTGCCTAATATTTGAGAAGTTGTTGATATGTTTTTTACATATTGTGAATCATATGTTGCTCCATTTCCTACCACTAAAATTCCGCTTACACTTACCATTGAAGCATCAATAGTAAGATATTGTCCCAATCCTTTTATAGATCCTGTGCTTTGCAATAGTTCGTTATAAAATTTAATTTCACCTGATGATACTTCTGTGTAACTCCCGTCTTCCCCTATAGACTTAAAACTACCAGTCATTACTGCATTTTTAGCTGTTATAGTTCCATCTGCTGATATGCTACAGTTATCTGCTTCCAATACAAAACGGTTTCCAGAAATACTTACCTGTCCACTCTCAACGCTCAACTGCGAACTGACATCGCCTTTTGATACTTTTAATTTAATTTGGTCTGCCTGCAAAGATATCGCCGCTGCCAATTCTACTTCTGTATCTGTTGCCCTTTTTGCTTCTGCTTCAATTTTTCCTGCGTTTTGTGTAATCTTTGTATCCAGTCCATTCTCTACATCCTTGATTTCGGATTTGGTCTCTTCCACATTACGCTCCAACTCATTAGTCTTGCCTCGGAGTTGAATTATACTTTTGTTAATTCCATTTACTTGTTCACTGTACTTTGGAGATTTTCCGCTTGCTGATATGGTGTCTGTCGGTTGTTGGATTCCTTTGTATGTTCTACTCAACACATAGCTTTCTATGATTTCTTTAGCCGTATATACATTGACTGCTTCTCCAAGGCTCAAACAAGGATTTCCTATTTTTTCACAGTTATAAGGTCTATATTTTACAACTTTAATAACCTCATACAGATTTCTTGCAATTGTTTCTAGGGCATCTGCACTCATTCCATAAACAAGGAAATTATCTTGCAAAATATAACTGTTGTCGTTCTCGGTAATCTCTGTATCCGGGTAAACTGCACCAATATCATTTTCTGATTGTCTTATCTGCACTTTTGTAACTTTTTGGCAGACAAAATCTTCATATTTGACTGATTTGTATTTTCCACCAGTAACCTTTTCTTTTTCAGAACCTTTTCTAGGGTATAATCCTTTCTGTGGATATAATCCTTTATGTGGATATAAACCGGATATTATTTCTTTAAGGAAAACATATTCAAATTTTCCATCATGGTTAATGTGTCCAAAACATCCGTTTATTGAGCAGATTGCTTCCATGACCGTCTGGCCAGAAAGTTCGCTTGGTTTTATGGTTTCTGCCACTTCCATGTTGTCGTTAGGCAATGTGGTTTCTACCTGTTCAACACCAAAATATGCAAAAAAGCTGTCTCTGAACTGCTTTAACGTCAAAGGAAACTTTAATCCGTTATACCAGGAAGATACTTCCGCTTCTCCAATGTCGTATATAGCATCATAAGCAGTCACATTCCTGTAACGCTTATCATCTGTTGGTTTATCGGAAATGACACGGTATTTGCCGAAAATAAACGGTGCGTCAGTATGTCCATTAATCACAGCAGAAACATTTATCTGTTTCCCAATCATGCTTGTGAACACGTTTGAAATTTTGAATTTTAACTGTGATGCATTGCACTGTCCAAATGTAAGGTAATCATCATCACATAGTATTTCTTTTAATTCAAACTGTTCAAAATGGATTTCGCTGTTGGTGATTTTTACAGACTTGTCCTCTGTTTCAATCGTGATTTCCTTTTTGGATGCGCTTTTATCAAACAAATCCGCATAGGTATAGTTACTCATTCGCTACACCTCCGACAAATGAAAATTCTATCTGATTGTATTTAATCTCTCCGTCATAAGTTCCGTAGATTGTAGGCTTTATATCAGCCATGTATCCATATTGTGTGACATATTGACCTAAAAATGGAATGTATGCTGTGATATTACATCCTTGTTCCGTTGCATCAATAAAGTTTCTTCGTATTCCGGATAGAAGTTCTTGCAAATCATCATCCGTCAGCATCGCAGGTGTGGAAAAATCAACACTTAATGCTTTTAGCTTCACAGCATTTCTATGTACATATCCATTTGCATCAGTCCACGGGTCTACATCCTGCATATTCACAGCTGGCTGATAGCTTTCAGCGGCTATGAATCTTGACTGGTCAATAACGTAATTTCCAATTTTTAAAAGCCATCCTTGATATGCTGACATACGCTCACCGCCTTATTGCATAAAAATAGACAGCACCCATTCAGAGTGCTGTCTGTGTTAAAATACATATACATTCTTGTGTTTTTGGTTAAATTGCTCTTGACCGTATTGTCTTGCGGCAATTCCAATTTGATCGGTTGTTATTCCAAACTCTTTTTCAAGGATTCCTTGCAGTAGCTGATTATTTTGTTTTAGAAGTGCAATTTCCTGTTGTGCCGTGGAATTAATAGCATCTTTGATTCCAGTGATTTCAACTCCACCGGCAACCGCTGTCTTGCCGCCTACTGTCCCGGCAATCTCCGGTACGCCGTTCTCTCCTGCCATGAACATCGTGTATCGGCTTGGAACGTAACCGCCAGTTTCAAATCTAGGAATACTTATTTTAGGTATTTGTACTGGCTTGAAGCTTATTCCTATAGCTTCCGATATACCGCTAACCAAGCCAAAACCATCAATAAAAGCATTTATTCCATCAATAATCAGATTTACGCATCCTTCTGCTATGGATACAAGTCCATTAAACACTCCTTTGAAAATATCTTTTATTCCGTCCCATGCTTTTCTCCAGTTTCCAGTGAACACACCAGAAACAAAATTTATTAATCCTTTTAATGCTGTTCCAAGATTTTTGATAATATTTCCTATTGCATTAAATACAGTTTCAAAAGCAGGCTTTAAATCTTCCCACAAATGAGTGACTATGGGAGATAAAACATTATCCCATAAGAAGGTGAATACTTCTATTACTGGTTTCACTTGTTCTACCACAAAATTCATTTTATCGACTATCGCATCAAAAGCCGCTCCCAAAATACTTCCTAATGCATCTGCTAAAGGCACTACTACGTTTTGCCAAAGCACTGTAAGTATGTCCGCAACAATCTGAATCACAGGATTCAAAACATTTCCAAGGAATGTTCCAAGCGGAACAAGCACTCCATTCCAAAGATTTTCAAAAGCACTTTGCAATTTCGGAAGCACTTCTTCACCAACATATTTTAATGCCGGATTTAGCATATCCTGCCATATGCTTGTGAATGCAGTCTTCAAAAATTCTCCTATCGGAGTGAGAACATCCACAAGCCCTGTCCATGCACTCTGCAAATCCGGTATAACCGTTGTTGTTAAAAACTCCATTGCCGGAGTAAGATTTTCTGCAATAGCAGAAATTGATTCCTTGAAACTCTTTCTAACATCCTCGTTTGTTGCATATACAAGTGCAAGTCCTGCTACAACCGCTGTTATAGCCGCTGTTGCCGCTACTGCTCCTGCACTAATACCACCAAACAATCCGGTTGCTCCTGCCGCTGCGGCTCCCTCTGCTCCTGTTGCCGCTCCAGTTCCTAATAGATTTCCGAGAATTGTTTCTCCGATTCCTGCTCCTGCCTTACCACCCATTGACAAGACAATGGAATCTTTGATTGCTTTCCACAGTATATCTCCCAAGCCAGTAAATTTCAAAAGACCTATTGCTGTCAGAATCGTGGTTTCAATCGGTGCTGCATCAAAACTTCCTTTCCACAGGTCGATTGCCGCTGTAATTGCTTGTCCTATAAAATTTCCGACAGATGTAAATACGGAAGTCCAATCAATACCGGCAAGGAACTGTCCTATGTTTTGACCTATTTGGTACCAGTCTACAGATGCAATAGCATCGGACATCCAGTTAAATATCCCTGTTACAATGCCGGACAAATCTTGTCCTGCTTCAAAAAAATCACCATTGAACAAATCTTTGAACAACTTTTTTACAGGTTCAAGAAGTTTTTCTACTTTGTCAGCCCACTTCATAGCTGTGTTCTGCATTTTGTCGAATGCTTCTTGCCATACTTTCTCGTACTCAGCAGTAGCGTCCATGATTTCCTTTGTAAGGTCAATTCCCGCTCCACCAGCACCACTTCCGGAACCGCTGGATTTTGGTGTAGAAATAACTTTCAATTTATCAAACGCCCTGATTCCACTTTGAGCATTTTTTGCGCTTGTTCCAACTTTATCCAGTGCATCTGCCGTATCTTCCAAATCCTCATTGTACCCGGATACACCTTGACCAAATGACGAAAAGTCAATCTTGATTCCCAGTAAATTTGCCACACTGACAAGCAGTCTCTTAATCGCAATTACGACACCGTTAATGACAGGAAGTACTTTCTGCAATACCGGAATAAATAACTGACCTAGAACCATGCCAGCTTCTTTCACGTTATTTGTGAACTGGCGAATCATGTTGCTTGGTGAATTGATTGTGTTGGCCAAGTCTCCCCATGACACTTTGGACTGATCTAAGATTGCCAGTAAGCGCAACTGCTGTTTCTCTGCCTGTGACATTTCGGAGACAGCTTTTTCAATGCCGTATTTGTAAGCATAAGTCTGCAATGTGGCATTTGTGATATCAATACCATACTTATACAATGCTCTTGACTGACCGATTAAGCCCGACTGCAAGTTAGTTGCAACCGTGCTAAAATCTACGTTGAACAGAGAAGAAATATCCCCGGCAAGCATTGTCATAGACTTTGAAATTGCCGTGGTGACTTCTCCGGTCTGCCCTAAAGAATTGGTGATAGATGCAAGCTGTGAAGCATACTGGGTAATCTCCTGTAAATTTAATCCCAGGTTTTTCATTCCGCTTTCAGAAATCAATCCACCGTCTACATCTACTTTCAGACCGGACATTTTACCAAGCAGTTCATTTACACGATTTCCGAAACTCTGCGCATAATCCTCTGCATTGTCGTAACCGAATTTTTCAAAGTCTTTGCCCCATTCCTTGCCGACTTTATTGAAAGCAACTGTGTAGTAGTTAAATGCTTCAATATAGTCCGTAGTTCCCTCTATGGATTTCCACAGGCTTTTAATTCCACGGATAACAAGGAAATACGTTGCGTAGAATTTTCCGAAAGCCGCTGCAAGGCTGAATGTGCTCTTCGTGGCTCTTTTTGCACTTGCCGTATAAGTGTTCAGATTTCTGCCTAAAGAGTTTGCAGCCCGACCTGATGCCGCACCAGTAGATGCCAGTCCTGCCAGTGCGTTTGTCATGCGGATAATGTTCTCGCTTACGTTTGGTGTGGTAGACAGAGTGGTGAATAACTGCTTCAAATTCTTTGCCAGTAAAGGAATGTTCGTAATCGCTCTGCCGGATGCCACACCGCCAAGTCTTGAAATTGACGATGCTATGCTTGCAATATCCCCTACTCCATCTACTTTGGTTCCTGCCATATCAGCAGAAAAAGTCTTCAGTGCGGATGAAATTCTGCTTAATCCGCTTGTATCTATTTTCCCCATTCTGTTAATAGAATTTGTCAGTGTGGAGATATTCTTAATTCCACTCGTATTCATGGAATTTGCAGCATTTGCAATACTCTGTATGCTGTTGGAAATACTTGTCAGTTTGGACGTATCAATGGACAAGCTTCTCTGAAAATTCGTAAGGCTGTTTGCAAGTTTATTCAGTGCACTACTGGCTTTGTTCGCATCCGCACTTATTTTTATTTGAAGATTATCAATATCAATATCTGCCATACCGCACCGCCTTTACCGCAATAAAAAAAAGGAAGTGTCAACCACTTCCAAGAAAAGAGCGGTAAGCTTTGACACCTACCGTTCCTAAAATTATTTCTTAAGATATTCTCTCGTAACCGCACCGCACTTGTAATCAACCTTGATTCCGACTTTCTTTTGGAATACTCCGATTGCCGTTGCTGTGTCTTTACCTAAAATTCCGTCAATGTTGCTCTTTCCCTTTGCATTCACCGCAGATAAGCAACCATGATGAATAAGTGAAAATTGCAACCACCGCACATCATCACCTCTCATGCAAGGAACTGTTTTCTTCAACAGTCTTGTCGGTTCTGCGTAAGGGTTGCTGTACGCTTTCGTATTGCCCTGTACGGCTTCTAATTCCTTGTACCATACATTCATGTCCACGTTTCCTACAATGCCGCCTACACGACCTTTAGAAGTATACTGCCAGCCTACCATGTTCGGTACTTGCGGTTGATATTTCACATCACACTTGCCGTTATTCTTGCCGTACCGTGCAATCCACATGGGATAGCTTACACCACCATAAGGCTTGATGTATGTCTTGTAAAAACTTTCACCAGTGTATACGCCAAATGGCAATCCTGCGTCTGTGATAACCTTGCCGTAAGCATTGATAATGGAAATAATATTTTTGCCAAGACCTTTCATAACGGCATCTTCAACATCAAGATATACTGTCACTTTTCTGCCATTAAGAATAGTAAGCACTCTTCTTGCATCAGATCGTGATTTTGCAACTGTTGTAATATATCCGTATTCATATACTCCGTGCACATGGACATTGTTCTCTTGGCAACCTTTCCAGTTCTCTTCGAACTTCTTGTCCGGGTTCAAATCCTTACGGATGACTTTCAGAATAGCAAAATCAATACCGTTCTGTTTTACCGCCCACCAGTTAATCGTCCCCTGGTATGCGGACACATCAATTCCTGTTAAACTCATGTTTGTTTCTCCTTAATCCGGACTTTCCGGTAATCCTTGCTCTCTTAATGCTTTAATTCTTTGTTTCATTTCCCATATTGCAATTTCTTCGTTAGATTCCTTATAAGCCGGCTCTTTTTTGCTTTCTTCCATGATCGGATTTTTGATATACTCTGACTTTGCATTTTTACTAAAGCAATGGTCTATTGCTACACCAAATGCAGATATACCATAATTTCCAAACCAAGACCACATCTCTGTGTCTCTCTGCTTCATTTCTAACTTGTATGCTTCTGCATAAGGTTCTAAATCCGCAGGGCAGGAAGAATCTATATCTTTTACTAAAAATCCGTACCCTTTTGTGTATAAAAGCCACATAGGTCGTACTTCTTTACAGTATATTTCCCATGTTAGTTCTCTGACTTCTTCTCCGCTTTCTTGGGGTTCTTCTCCTGCTCCTGTTTCAGGAGCTTTGCTAAAAAACCATTTTCAAGCAACTCTCCTTGCACATCAGCAAACAACTTTTGAATATCAGATTCATCAGAATCAAAATAATCATCAAGCATGGAGTAAACCTCGCTTAACTTCGATTCTTTCTGCTCTTTGTTGTAAGGATCAAAACCATATTCATCAGAATGGAATTTCTGCAAACCAACAAGAATCAGTTCCGGCAGTAACATGAGAATGTTATTTACGGATTCGATTCCATCTTCTTGTTTTTCGAGGTTTGCCAGTTTCTTAATGATGTTGTTCTTTACGGTTGCTTCGTAACCGAATTTAATGTTAAGTTCCTTTTCTCCAAATTTTACAGTCAACATAATTTATCCTTTCCCCAACCTTTTGTTGGAAAGGAGCCGCCCGAAGACGGCTCTCTTTTGACTAAATCAATGGCTCATCTACCGTTTCATCAAAGTCAGCCACGGCAGTGCTATTTGTTTCTGACTGACTTTCTATTTTTTTGTCAGTGTAATTGCTGTGGGATAACCGTTTTCATCCTCTGTTACTGCAACAGTGTAATTATCTTCAATCCACTTCGGCACAGTAGCTTGTGCAATCGTAGCAGTTCCAGTCAGATGATCGTCTGTTGCTTCGTCCGGTGCAAAACTTTCCTGACCGATAAATGCGCAAATACCCTCTGAACCTTTTCCGTCAGTTCCATACAGGATGATGAAATCGAGTTTCTTTCCCTCGTTTGTCACCATTTCATCCTTGTACTTTTTCTCAAATGCTCCTTGCACTTCCATACTGTTAGCTGCTCTACGACCCATTTCCTGCGTCTCTACCAAATCTTCCAATGTAGAAGTATCCACCATGTTCTGACTTCCGAACGGCGAAGGAATACTTTTCGCTCTCATAAGCAGTTTGTAAGTTCCTGCCCAGTACTCACCAGTTGCGGCACTAGAACTAGGCTCTTTATAAGCAATTCTCGTTTTTAAACCAGTAGCCATATTTACCTCCAAATTTGCATAAAAAAATAGAGCCAGTAGGCTCTGTCAATAGTTACAATATATCATCAGCATCTACGTTTCTTCTGAATCGTGCTGTGCTTCTGTATGTGTTCTGTGAAGTATTGCTAAACTCCGGCATGGACGTTATCTGAAACCGCAAACGCTTGAAAAGTCCGGCAACCGTAGCCATGATAGCTTCAGCTTCTTCCTGGCTCTTGTTGGTTATCACATCCACCTGGTATGATGCTGTGATTCCATTAACAGAACGTGCTTCAAGGTCTTGTCCTGTCTCTGTGAACGGCATAGCATGAAAGTAAACTGTGGGGAATGTTGGTTCCGACAAATCCTTGCTTTTGTCCGTTACATACGCTTTAGGATGGCTCTGCGGTATTTTCATTTTCAAATATGATGCAATCTTGACTTTGAAATCTGATACCCATTGATATTCATTAACCGCCATTACCGAACACCTCCATTGCCACTTTCACTACATCTTTTTCAAGTTCAATACCCGTCAAATACATAAATGGTCTGCTGTCCATGCCTTCGCACCAGTACACATTTCCGTCATCACCTTTATAAAACCAACCATATTGACCGTTTGACAACTGAATAATGTTTGAACCACTTCCGTATTTCCACTGAACACCGTCCGGCAACGGATACGGATATTCTTTTTTGCCGCCAATGCTACCAAGTGTACCAAATTCCACAAAAACAGCGGATTCATCATCAGCAACGACCGCCCAGATTCCACCGCCTTTTATGTTCCCTATATGCTCTGCATGAATGCTTCGCATTAAATCACCAGTGAAGATAGCATCTAAACTTGTGACCTCTATCCTAGCCACTTCTACGCCCTTTTCTGCCAACTTTTCAGCCAGTAGCCTACATTTATAGGTCAAGCTGTTTTCGTAGTCTCTAAGAGCCTTAATAGCGTTCTGTATGGACTTGTCACTGAATAGATTTAGTTCAATCGTTTTTCCCATAGTTCAATACCTTACAAAACTTCAAGTTCTTGGAAAATCTTCATTATTTTTGGAAATTGAATTGCTATCCAGTCCACCATTTCTTCGTTAAAAGACCAACCACATTCAACATTGTATGTGTTGTTCAGTAGTCCGCTTTCACTCAAAAACGCATGGACGATTTCATGTCTTACGGTTTTATTTCGCATCCACACAAAATCTCTGATATCATCATCTTTTCTCTTCTCTTTCAACACGACAATTTCTTTAGAGGAATAGTCACAATAGCCATTACATTCCTTTAACTCTTCGTTTTCTTCCTCTGTGCGAAACATAAGAAGATATTCTGTTCCCAAAACATTGATTTTCTTATCTTCCATATCACTTTACCGTCTTTTGAAGCAAAAACAGGTCAACGGTAAGTCCTTCATCAGCTACACCTTTTACAACATAGTCCGCTGTCTTATCATCAACCAGTCCATCACTATCTCGCCCCACATCAGATTTCTTCCAAACAATATCTCCTGCTTTAATCGGCAAATATCCCTTATCGGTTACAATCTGACAATAGGAACTAGAATCATCAATACCAAATTCCTTTACCAGTACTTCTGACAACTTATTGCTGATATTGGCAGAAAAAAGAACAGGGTCAGAAAATCCGATAGCTTCTCTCAAAACTACTGGAATCTTTTCACCGTCAACCTCAATGTACTTGATGTTTCCATTTTCGTCACGGTCGTAGATTGTAACTTTCTCACCCTGTTTGGAATACTTCATTTTTTGCTTATTTGCTTCAAGCATCTTTCTTCACCTGTTTGTAAATCTGATTTACCCCGGTGCTTGCCAAACCAGAAACAATGCCGACCGCAATAGCGTTCAGAACATCATTTGCTGGGAAGTCGGGAATTACATACATTCCTACTACTCCGAGAATGCCACCGACAATGCCAACAACAACCGGAATGTAATTATCTTTAATAACTGGAATAAGCTTCGCTCCAATACCGGAAAGATAGCAGATAACCACGATTGCAACGCAAGTTCCTACTTGTGAAAAATCCATTATTCTTTACCTCCATTCTTCAATCTGATTTCTTTGATTTCTTCGTACATTTTGGTAGCCATTCCATTTCCACCTAACGCATGATACGCATTGTACATCTCTACAAAATTCTCATACGCATAGCTTGGAATTTCTCCCAACTTCATGTACTTATCGTGATACTCAATAAGTTGAACACGCAAAAGAAGCATTGTTCCCTTACTGTTTGCATCCCTGTCCTTTTTTTGTTGTTTAAGGAGCCAGACAATATATCCTAATAAAATAGGCAATACAATAGTGTATGTCTGTAATAAAAAATCTTTCATTTCATATCTCCTGTTACTTATTGTTGGCACACCGCCCACCACCCTTAAAGTGTGCCGCCTGCAATCATATTGCTGACACCAGCAATATGGTCACGCACAATCTTCTTTTACAGCACTTTGGCAAATGGGAATACACCTACGAACAGACTGTCACGGTCTCTCCATGTTCTCGAAACACCGTTTTCAGAGTAATTTGCCATGAAGTTTTCTCCAGCCTGTGAATGGTCATACACAACCACGTTCACAATCACGCTCTCAAACCGCTTCAAGTCCTCTGCAATCTTTTGTTCCGTGTAGCTGTCCGGGTACATTCTCTTTGCCACAATGTCAGCTTTCGCTTGACTGATAAGTTGCTCAATCAGAGGGTTATCTTCAAGGTCATCAAACACGACCTCGGAGCTTTCAGAATCAATATGAAATTGTTTCAGACGGATTTTTACTTGCTCCAAAGTCGTATATTCTGCCATGTGCTACCTCTTATTCATCCTTTGCTACTACTGCCTTGCTGCCAGCCTTAACTGCCTTGTAAGATCCATCGCATTCTACTACGGTGATAATCTTTCCAGTTTCTGCGGTAATCTCTTCGCTACCGTCCCATGCAGCCCACGTCTGTACAGATTTTCCATAAGTTACAGTTTGAGCGGATTCTCCAATCTTGTACTTATAAGAGTTACCTGCGCCTTTGCTAGGACTTACAGTAATCTTTGTTTTACCATTATCTGTGGCGCTTGCAACACTGGTAACAGTCAGTGTACCAAGAGTGTTATCTCCTGTAATTGTGGACACTACAATGCCGTCAATTCTTTCTGCGAAAAGAACAATGCCAGAAATAACAGTGTCCTTACAGGTCATGTTGTCATAATCCGGTGTTTCATGGATTCCAATATATCCGGTTGCATCAGAAGTAAAAGTGAACGCTTCATCCAGATCCGCACCGTTTACAGGAATGTAGTACAGAACAATATTATCTTTTGCGGTTGCATAGATGCTTCCCTTTGGTACAGAACTGTTAAAGATAACAGTGCCAAGTCCAAGGAAGTTCTCTACATAGGTCATGCCAAAAGCATTTTGTAAAGAGATTTGTGCGGTTGCCAGATAATCTGCCACATCCAGCGGATTCATGAAGTATACTGCTTGAATTTCATCATCTTCAAACAGCACCTGTAACTGTCCCCATGCCTGTGCAAGTGCAGCCTGGAAAGTCTTTCCAGAAGCAGAGCCTGTGCCAGTAGAAAGAAAATCAAAGAAGTTCTTACGGATTCCCTTCTGCACATCTTTCAGCATTTCGTCGCCAGTCATTACAACCGCTTGATCGTACCCCTTTTCGATGATGGCTTCTGCGGAAGTGGCTTTTCTCCACTTCTTCAAAGTAATCTCTTCATAGTTGACGGGTACAGTTTTGTATTTAGAAAGAGGAATGGTATCTCCTTCTGCAACCAGTCCATCTTGAAGAGTTCCTACTGCCTTGTAGGACTTCAACATGGTTCCTGCTGCCTTGGGGATTTTTCTGGTTACTCCAAGGGCTTCTACCAACTTTTTAATGGAATACCCAAAAAGGTTTACGAATTCAATTTCTCTTGCTCTTGCAAGGTCATCTTTCTTAATCAGATTGTTTTCTGCTGCCATAGTTTATACCTCCTAAAATAAATCTTGATTCATTGCAATAGCACGTCTGCGCTCATTTCTGTCCGGAATTGCCATAATCTGATCTTTGGTCATACCAGAGTATTCGCCGCCACCGATATTCACTCTTGGTCTTGTGCGCATCCATTCAGCCTGTGCTTCTGCTACTGCCGCTTTTTTTTCGTTTTCAATAATAGTTGCAATGGCGGTATGGTCAGATTCCGAAACCGCATCAATCAACTTTTCAACAGATTTTTCAGAAACTCCCTTGTAGGCAGCTACTGCCTTAATGTGGTTAAGTTCCTTTCGCATGGACTCTCTTTCTTCGTCCGCAATTCTCTGTGCTTCTGCTTTTGCTTCTGCTTCCTGCTCTTCCGCAGTCTGCTTCGATCGAAGTTGTTTCTTGTACTCTGCTGCTTCCGAACTAGCTTTATCAGATCTGTTTTTATACTTCTCTTTTTCAGCTCTTTCTGTAGCAAGTTGCGCCATGAGTTCTTCAACAGTAGGCTGTTTGCTTTCAATCTGTTGTCCACTAACTTCTGTTGTTTGTGTTTCTGTTGTCTGTGTGGTTACATCTGCCATGATTTTTACCTCATTCTTTCTTAATCTTGCTCTTTATACTTTTTCTCTAAGTTCTTGCGATTAACGTCTTCTCTGACGTAAGGCATATAAAAAGCCACTGGGAAAACCCAATGGCTTGATATCATGATATTTATTTGTCTGTACGGTTCTTATCAATTAAAGGGCTGTTAGAAATTTGGTCTGACAAGTCTTGCATTGTCCTTCCAGAATTTGGTTCTTTCTCTCCATCTCCACCTTCTCCAGCATTTTGACTATTTGTTTTATAAACAGTTTCTTGGTATTTGCGAACTCCTTCCCCACTTCTGCTGCATACCTTGCTTGGATCATCGAAAAACGGGATGGAATCAGTAGTATCTTCAAGACTAAATCCATGACTGAGCATAGTAGCCATTGCATTCACCTTTGTTGACATTTCGTATGTCTTTTGTCGCTTGATGTTTGGCTCTAAATCAGCTATTGTAAGTTTTCTCATTGGATCATCTTGCGGAACATAGGAAGATGCATTGATAGCTGCTAACACAACCTCAACCTCTTCCATTTTGCACGAATCAATAATCATTTGCTGTTTTGATGCCGCTGCTTCTGCATGGCTCCACCCTGTAGCATCACTCATTGCGACACCAGTACTGCCACCAGAATTATCATTTCTTTGCGGTACATTGCACTTTTGCAAGATTGTTTGTCTCCGTACCTGTATATTGTTAAGCATTCCTTCGTAGTCATAATTAACAGCAAGTGCTTCTACAATAGGTGTTTTTCCATCGGATGCCGTATATGTTTGCATCCATTCACCAGACTTTGGCCTTCTTACGCTTTCTGTAACTGTACCATCTTCGTTTTTTTCCTCAACAGTAGGAAAATCAACATCATTCGTGTGCCATATAGCTTGTGTATTTTGGTCAACATCATTGGAGAAATCCGAAATCATAAGATTCAAATTATCCATTTCGGAAATTTGCCGCTCCCACACTCCCATACGATCATAAGACCGGAAATACTCAACAATAGGGACAACTCCTAAAGGATTTTTTTCTCCGCTTCTTTCTTCGTGTTTCCATTTATTAGCATCATCTTCAACAGCATCGCCATTGATGATTTTGTTCATATCCCTAATTTCGTATCTGCTGTCTTTACTGTAACAAGTGTAGTATGTACTTCCGCTGTTTTTATCATGCCGGAATGTTACTCCAAGCATTGTTCTTCGATCTGCGTAATAGCTTGACTTGATAACAAATGAAGTCATTGGATTAAGTACATCATATGTAAAATATGCTTTTCCTAGTTTCCATTCTGTATTTACGTCGATTAAAACATTGCAAATAGCACCTATTAACATAGGTCTTGCAATTTCTTGTGTTTTTGTTTTGATTTTTACAAGATTGTATTGCTTATTAAGGTTTTTTACTCCCTCTGCAATCTCTTTATCTTCTGCATCTCCAGTCTGAACCAACGTAATAGGATTCCCGAAGCCGAATGAACTCCAAAATTCCGTTATCTCATTTGCCACATTATCTACGCAATGGCAATCAATTTCTGTTCTTACTTTCTTTTTTCTTTTAAGTGGTTGATTTCCTTCATCATACTCCATGAGGTATTTAATCCTTGCTGCATTTACCCTATGGTCTGTCATGGCATTTCTCAAAACATCAATGACATTTTTGTATGTAATTTCTTCTACATCCGTATAAAGTACAATTCTTCCAGTTTGCATTTTTATCACCTACATAAATGTCATTCCACTACTCTGATCTCTTTTTGGAAGTTTCTTAATCTCACGTTCTCCGGTCTCTGTATGGTAAACAACCATCTTATTGCAATTCCGGCACTTATATTTCTTGTCGATATGTGATTTTGAACTGCATTCACCGACCAACCGTCCGCATTTCGGACAGTACACTCTAATTTTTTGGTTAAAAATCATAAATACCTCTTTTCTGCGCACAAAAATACCGCCCTTGCTGATAAAAGCGGTATTTCTGGAGTCTTCACATTATCTGAGGAGGAAATGAAAAATATCTTGGAATCTTTCTGCATCTTAATAGTATCACGGAAAAATCGGACATATCGGACAAGTTTAATTTGCCATGTAACGATCGAATGCTTTTCTTACGCTATCCTCTGTGTTTCCACCACCTATTCTATCAGCAACCTTGTTCCATGATAATTTTTCAATAAAACGTAAATTTATGATCCGTCTTATACGACTGTCATGAACGCTTGCAATAAATTCTTCGACTTCATTATTTTTTTGCAGTAAATCGTCCTCTAAAAGCTGTAAAGTAGCCTTTCTTGAATAAAGCAAAGTTCGTTTTCTGCTGTACTCTGGATAAGGGAATCCTTCAATACGGAAATGTTCAGTGCCTCCGCATCCACCTGATACGCTGTCAACAACATTCCCATCCGATTCAATTTTTCTGATATCCGATTCAAGTTTTTTAATCTTCTGCTGTACTTCTTTGATTTCTTCCTGTAAATCTATGTATTGAGATAAAACCTCTTTGGTCACCATTCGATTTACCTCCTATATAGGGCTTGGCAAAATTACTGTTGGCTTTATGTATCCGCTACGCATCTCATTTTCAAACAATGCAATGCTATCCGGTGCATCATCGTGTTTTACTTTTCCACTACGTGTCATAGTGGTTAATTCCTTCATGAATTTGTAGTACTGGCTCTGCCTGTCCATTTTCTTGAAATCACGGAAATAGTAATCACGAATTACATTATCCCTTGCATTTTCCATTCTCGTAATTTTGTTGGAACAGTTAAACTTAAACCTTGCGCTACATCTTCCTCCCTGCGACTTTACAATGTCCATAACATCACGACCAAAATATTCCCCGGCACTGTTGCTCTCAAAAGTGACTGTTTTAACATTGTGCTTAATAAGCATATTTGCGCATTCAGGCTTTGTGAACTGTGTTCCTGCATTATCAAACACAACATCTACTATGTAGACCTCATTTCCGTACACATAGCCGATAGGCATTGAGCAGCTATCTTCTCCTTTATCTGCACTATCACAAGCCGCCATGATTGCGTCTGGTTCTCTGTCAATCGGAAGTTCTTCAAAGTAGTGCAATTCCTTTTCAGCAAACATACGTCCCTTTGCTTCAAATGGTGATTGTTGAAACTCAGATTCCCATGTTTCCTCTGAAACAAGTTTTCTCTCTTTCCGATAATAGTCCGTTGTAAAAATCTTTCTAAGTCCCCGTTTATCCTTACGGTATATTTCCCAGTTACTTTCGTCCGTTACAGGGTCAAGTGCCGGAATTGCAACCTCTTTCCATCTCCACCCTAGTTCATCAGCCTTGGTCTGTAACGCTGTAATAGGGTCATACAGGCTGTATTTTGTTCCCTGGATAATAATTGGTGTACCCTCTAATCTACGTCCTAAAACGTCATCTGTGACCTTTTCACACAGGAACTCTAGCCTGTCTCTGTTTCTTGCTTCTTCATGGTTTTTTACGCAGTCATCAATATAAACAAGCACATTTGCTTCCGTACAGCCTACGATTGCACCGTCAATGGGTCTACAAGTAAATGTTGGAAAAATATTTTTGCTTTTAAGGTCTATGGAAAGGTTTTCTGCGCTCTTGTATCCATCTTTGCTTATTTTTGTAGCTTCCGGAAAAACACTTAAAAACCGCTGATAGGTACTTTCAGTCTCAAATCCTTGTAAAAGACCACCGTAGAACCTTTTTACCAGTCCTTCACCTTTTCCAACACCGAAAATGCTTCCATCTGGGTCTCTTCCACCCATCATCTGTGCCAGTTTTAGTCCTCCGGTTGTTTTCCCGGTACGTTTTGGTTGGGAAACTGATAGAAAATCCAGTTTCCCATCGTAAATTTCTTGATATGCTCCTACTACTTGTTTTAAAACGTTTCTTCTTGGAAAATAAAATCTCTTCCACGGATCCTTTTCATCAATTTCAATGTAATAAAAAAAGCTGTCAACTAGATACGCTGATTCATACATTAAAACATTGTAAAATTGATCTAAAATTTTATATGATGTATCATTATCCCCTGCGTATACTTCCAAATCAGCAACTCTTCCGCCTGTCTTTTCTCTGACATATTTTGCAATAAGTGACTTTGTTTTTGCTGATTGCTGCAATCCGTACTTAACATCATTTTCTGACCGAAATGCAACCGATAATGCCTGTATGTACGCATCAATGACCTGTTCATCAATTCCCTTGCGCTGTATGTAATTGTCATAGCTGTTTACTGCCGATATAAGGCTCTGACTTGCCAATATAAAAGAGCCTCCTTCCCTAAAATTTTGGAAATTTGGCTCTCTGCGTAGGCACTCTACGACTGGTGCTCTGAAATGCTATATTTATCTGCCATATACGGCATTATTGTTCCACTCAACTTCCTGTTCATCAAGATATTTATGGCGAACCATATACCTCTGTATCTGCGATTCCGGGTAATTTACAATCTGTCCTGTCATTCTCACATACACATCATGACTTGCTTCTGCTCCTAAGAGTGATTTGCACCAACTTTTAACCACAACACCTATCTGATTTTCCTCGACAACAACAATATCTCCGAAACAAAATTTCATCGTTCTACTCCGATTCTATTGATTTTCCCGCATTTCGGGCATTTGATTTCAGCCTGTCCGTTGAATTTTCCTAAAAGACGGTTGCAGCGCTGGCAACGATGTTCCACCAAGGTCGTTTTGAAAATTTGTTCGTACATATCATATTTTTCGGGTTCACATATCACTGCTGGAATATCTTTATAGCTGCCAATGATTTCTGCATTCATGAAAAATTCCTCCATAACCCATGCAGTAGGAATCGAACCTACGACACACAACCTATGCGGTTGCTGCTCTACCACTGAAGCTATACATGGTAATCGCACCGTAAAACCTTTTATGGATTGCGCTTGCCATAACCAAATGTGCACCGCCTACTTGTCACTGACTATCCACAATCTCACAGTCTTGTATGTTCTCTACTTCATAGGCTTGGTTTTCGCTAAACGTATGTGGCTTACGTTTTAGACAGGGAATAGTTGCCGTGGGAGTTGAACCCACCCGACCCAAACAAGGCTCGACTGCTTTTGAATCTGCAAATTCTACTCACAGAAGTGTTTTTCGTTAACCGATAATGAGCAACTACTATCCATACATCTCCCATCGACCTGAACTATTGCAGTAGTGCCAGACTAAGTGGAGATAAAGATAAAGTTGGGATGATGGGACTTGAACCCACAGCCTATGCCTTAGAAGGACACTGCTCTTTCCATTTGCGCTACATCCCAATGTGCGTTTCCATAAGCTGTATGCCTACATTTAAGGCGATGACGCATCGCAACACTTATGGCTATTTTTATTTTCGCAGGGCATCCGCCAGTTACCTGCTAGTCGGGAGCGACCCAACCACCTACGCCAATTTTATGTCCGCAATGGCTGTGCGGGATTTTAATGTCTTTACTGACAACCCACGGATTAAAACCTACAACGGTATTCCGCAAAAACCGGGCTATCATAAACCGGTTAAACCCTCACGAGCCTTGCGACGGCTCTTAACAGCATTCCGCTATGAGGTGAAAGGAGTATTCCATGTAGATGGAATATTCGCAGATGGCAAAGACCGAAAGAAGAAAACATCTGCGAAACAGGACTACCAGGATTCGGACCTGGGAATGCAGCAGTCAAAGTGCTGTGCCTTACCGCTTGGCAATAGTCCTAAACTCCGGGAGAGAGACCATCTGCTCCCGGATTATTTTCGTGAAACACCCTATATTGCTTAATTTAAAAATTATCACGCCTGCGCACGGTACTTTGTAAAACTTAGTGTTGTCGAACGCATTATTTCATTTTTCATTTCCCACACACAGGCTACATACACTCTTGATGCCTTGATTTCTCCGACATATATCCAATGCCAACACAACACAGGATATTCGGCAATAACAATGGCTTTATGAATTTAACCCATTCAACAATGTGATATGGGATAATTCGCATAATTTCCGTTAATCGCATAGGCTATACCCACATAAAAGTTATTCCAAATGCAATGAACATTGCGATTGCAAAGAAAACAACTCCTTCCGATGCTGTTTTCTGCTTTGGAGCATACCATAAACCAGATATTGTTAAAAATGTTAAAACTAACGTTGTCATCATTTTTAAGATCATGAATCCAAGCATTTTTTCTTTGTCCTTCCTTCAATTTCATCAATCATTGCCATTACCAGTGCTTTAGCAAACTGGCTATTGTTGTGCATTTTAATCAGCAAATTTCCTTGCCGGATAAGATACGACCAGTCATCATCCGTTTTCGGATTAGCGTACTCTTTATGAATTTTCCAAACCTCTGTGTAAATCTCTTTAATCTCCGGTGGCAATTCGCATTTCTCCTTAACTGGCAAATCTTCTTTAGGCTCTTTATCAAGTCTGATCTTTTGGTGCTTCATCTGACAGCTAACCATTTCCGTAACGTTCTCACGGTCTCTTTTGATTCCGTGACCTTGCAGAAACAATTCGCATTGCAAGACTTCACCGCATTTTGAACATTCGTCTTTAATCTCTTTTCCGTAGATTTGCATACGCTTAATCTCTACCAGTGATTACTGCTCTTAAAAATACTCCGATGATGAACAGGATATATACCCATGCAGGAGCCTGTAATTGAAACAGTATCCATGCTAAAACTATGTAAATGAAAATCATGTGGTACACCTCCTAAGTGTCTTTTTGTTTTTGAGGAAATTTTTAAAATCAACCACAGGCGAAGAACTTTTCTTCTTTTCCGTCTTCATAAACAACCCTTGCTACAAATTCCTGCGAGTGATCCATTTTCAAACATTTTGGTGTGTTTAACATATCTATCCGGTTCTTAAGAACCTTTATGCGATTATCTTTCAGGTATTTCTTATAGAACCACATATCAGTTAGCTTGCTTCCATGAGTAAGTTGCAACTGTTTCTCACATTCTTTTCTGCCTATCTTGCCTTTCTTATATTCGTCTAGGATTTTCAGATAGCCCGGAACAGGCGGCTTTCTAGGTCTACCAGTGTTTTCAGGTTTCTTTATGTCTCTGATGTTCCTGGAACCATGTGCAATTTGATGGCATACATGGCAAAGTGGGACAATATTTCCAATGTTGTTTGTACCGCCAAGTGCTAAAGGTACTACGTGATGATATTCAATTCCTATATTGCTTCCGCAGTTACTGCATACCGTCCCTAGCTTGTCTTTTAATTCGTCCTTGAAAGAAACTCTGTTGAATTCTAATTTGTTCTGTGTGTAGCTTAATTTCATGTATGTCACCTCACTTTCCGTAATAGGCCTTTTTGTTTTAAAAAATATTTGTGGGACTAAGATGGGTGGTTTTTAAGGTTTCGCATAGACCCCTTCCCCCTTGGTTTTAACTATGCGTTAAACACGTCTTTATGGAATAGTTTATTGTCACATCCTTAACTATCCCGTATTTCCGCATATTTCCACGCTTGTTGCTAATCATTTGCATCTGTGTTGCTATCGTCATACGCTCCGGAATCGGGCAACATTGATGTATTTTGTCCATTTACAGTGCCTAACTGTGGCAAATCCAAAGCTGTCAACGCTTGCTTGTGGTTCTGCTGCTCTCTCGATACTCCCGGAAGGTTCCACCCGTAATGCCTATTCAAAATCGCCAGGATCCCAACGGGGTTTCTCTTTGCTGTGGCTAACTTTGCGCTTAAACTCTCTTCACGAAAATCCGATATCTTTTTGCCGATGTCAGAACACGATGGACTTAATTTAGTCCCCTCATCCCTCCAAGTAGCTATAGTATATCTGTCTATACCAGTTAATAAGCTAAATCCTATTGCAGATACTTCTTTGTCATACATCATACACATATATATATAATAATCACATATACGATTAACTAAGTCATAGTTATAAGCGTTATAGTTACTTACTCCACCTGTAAATGATCCAGTAGTATTTACAAGGGATTTAGACTTAAGACAGTCAGGCTCATTAAATGCATGGCGTTTGATATACATAAGAGCAGCATTCCAAACGCTTTGAGACTCTTGTCTGATATCCTCTATTTTTTGATCTCTGCAGAACTGGGAAAGATATAGCTCCATGTCATTTTCGTATACCTTGTATGTTTCTGTATTTTCAACTTTTTCCATGTTCTGCACCTCCTAAAAATCTGCAATAAAAAAATCACTAAGCATCACTCAATAAACCTATGTCTTTTGATCTTCTCCACAGATCATGTAAAAACATAAATCTAAAAAAGTGACAAGCTAGTGACTTCTTGTCGTTTCCGGTCTGTCGGCTCCGGTGGTCTTGGTTACAATCTGGGCGGCTACATATCCAGAGGGGGGGTGGATTTGCACCGCTGTCACTCGCACCGTATTAACGTCGGCTCCCTAACTGTTTTTATCATAACACAAGACCTATTTATAAATCTACAACAACCTTTTACGCATTTGACGATTTGTTATTGTGGTATGTCTGCCGGTGATCTTGAGCAAATAAAAATCATGCGATTAAAAAATATCATCCGTGTAAATTTGACAAATGGGATTTTTAAACAGACAGACAGGTGATTTTTGCAGATGGGTGTATGGTGGAAGCTGGTCAGCTCTAGTATTTATATATATACTTGGTTATACAATGTCTTTCTGCTCTTATTTACTTTTATTTTATCTAACCTTTATTTTATCTAATCTCCTTTTATTTAATCTGCGTCTACAATTTGTCTACAATTTGTCTACAAAATTTAGCACGTTAAAACAACGCAGTGAAAATAGATCAAGAAAAGCAGGCTGTTACACCTGCTTAATTTTTTTAACCTCCAACATAAAAGCGGAGCTTTTCGGCTCCGCCTGTTATTTTTTATTCGTTTACTTCTTCCAAATATGCCCTATGCCCTTTCATTTCTCTATCTAGCGCATAAAAACAAGGCTTTTCGTTCCCCTGAAGTACTTCGTTAATCTCGTAGCATTCGCCCCAGGGGGCTTCAACCATAGTAGCACCAAAAGTATTTTTATATAATTTCCATTCGTCCGGAACTATAACAGTCATGCGATCGCTGCAGGTTGCGTGTTGGTGTTCTCCGCCGTAAGTATAAACATTTCTCTTTTCTGCTGCTAAAACTCCGTAATTACAATAAATTTCTATCTTCTGCATAATTTCCACCTTTTAACCTTTCTTTTAAGCTATTTGTTTACTTGTTCTTCTGATCCGTTCCGCTCTCGCTGTGATCCGGTCAATTAATGCCCTGTCACCGTATGCGGTTTTGTTGGTCAATAACTCATAATCTGTCATGCTCCCCAGTGCTTGGAGTGTTTCCGCTTGTACTGTTTCCAGTGCTTGGAGTTCTGCCCGGTTAAATTCTTTCAGCCGTTCGGATTCCACGTTTTCCAGTTGCTCCCGGTAGTACCGGAAGAACTGCCGGACATTTGACCGGATCCGGGCGGCTTTCTTTGCTGTGATCTGCTCTGGTGTTCCTTTCATGCTTTCTGCTCCTTTTCTCTTTGTATTCGTTCCATACCTTGCTTGTAAATTTCTTTCGCTTCTTTCCTCTTGCGTTCTACCCATTCAACATTGTTTTCGTCTGGCCGCTGTCCGGGTAAGCCCGCCCATTTCGGAAGATGTTTAACAACTGGTGCAACTTCTCCGTGCTCTCTAGCGGCTCTTTCTGCCGCTGTTTTGGCTTGTAAAGCGTGTAGCCGTTCATTTGCCTGCATGAGTGCGATTTTCTCGTCTATGGGGCTTTTAGAGCCTGCCACGGGTGTTTCTTTCGGTTGCTCTGTTACTGTCTGCGGCTGTACTGGTTGCAATGCTGCGATCACGGCACCTATAACAAACTGGTTTACGCTTATACCGTTCTTTTCTGCTTGCGCTTTGATCTGCGGTTCTAGGTCTTTCGGGAATCTAATCATTTGGTTAAATGTTTCCGCCATTTTAGCACCTCATTTTCTTGTGATATCATTTATGTGATATCATTAGTTTTTTGTGATATCATTTGTGTGATATCACTTTTGTGATGTCATGATGTCACTATAACATTATGTGCATTATATGTCAATAGATATATGTGCATTATTTTTTATATTTTTCCATTCGCTCAAGTTCTGCCGCAACTACTTCTTTTATAAATGTATTCGGCTTTTCAATTCCAAGTGATTTCATTTTATCTTTTGTGCCTGCCGGAAACACTATGTTTATACGGTCGTTTCTTTTTTCATATTCTCTACTTGCTTTTAATTGTGCTTCACTTGTTTTGTTTATACCCATTCTTTTTTACCTCCATACAATATAAATGTATTTTAAATATACTATATGTGCATTAGTTTGTCAATAAAATATGTGCAATATACATTTTAACTAATAAACGTGTGTTTATATGTGCATTATTTTGTTAAATATTACATATTGTATATGTGCAATATATTTGCTATTATAATATCAACAAATAAAAAAAGCCGGTGACCACCTACCAAGCGAACACCGGCACCCAAAAAGAAAGGCACCGCAATTATAACACGGTGAAAAGGTAAAATCAATATGAGAAAGAATGAATTATTAGAAGCAATCAACAACAGCAAGGCAAGAAGCGCATGGAATAAAGGTGTAAAGATCTATGCTTATGAGCTTGTAGAAGCTCTAGAAGTTGAAGAGATTCCGCAGGACAAAACAGAGTTAAAAAGCCTTTTACTGAATGGCGCCGCTGACTGGAAACAGTACAGTTGGGGCGGCTGCTCTCTGATTTATGATTGTGACATTGCCGAACGTCTCTGCTGCCCGTCTGAGTTAAAAAAGGTTTGCGGCGGCGAGAACAAACCAAACAGATCAGAGGAATGGTTAGACACACAGGCAAGAGCATTAAGCCATTCTTTTGATATAATTTATCATATTGTTAAATTTAGCAAGTAAGACAGGCTTACAACCGGGATCAAGTCCCGGTCTTGCTTTTACCCGGAAACGGGAAAAATTGAAAATATGGAGGTATTACGCCATGAGCGAAAACGAACGCAGAAAAGAAGAACTAATAAGACGACTGGACAACCTCGAAGCCTGCAAAGATAACCCGGTATACCTTGCAGAGATCAAGAAAGTACGCAAAGAGATTGCAGATATAAATTGCGAACAATAGCCGCCGCAGAGGATGCCCGCCGGATCACTACCGGCGGCGGTTTTATGGGTGGAATATGCCCAAAAATTAAAAATAGGAGGTTGCCAAGATGAAAGAAAAGAACCTTGAAAGACTTTACAAGCTGTTAGAGCGTGCGGAGCGAGAGAAAGACACGGAGACAGCCGCCGCCATTCGGTGGGCAATTTTTGAACTTGAAAACAGATAAAAGACGGCTTGCAACCGTCTTTTTGTCGTGTTCCGTTGGATCTACTGCCGTTTTGTGGTATGTTTGCGCTGCTCTTCTGCCGGATCCGGTTGGATCATGCCCACGGGTATATTGACGGCTTGCGCTGTCTTGGTGTACAATCAAATATTACAAGGGGGATTTTGGCAAAATGCGAAAAGTGGGAATTAGACACATATATGACATCATGGAAAGTGTATCGGATGCCGGGGAACGGCTGGAAACAGTTTTAAATGTGGAATCTGTCAGGGGTGGTCTGTCTCCGGAATCTGCGGAGCTGTTGCGGTCTGCGTATGGTTCCATGCTTTCGGCTGTTGGAGACCTTGCGAAAGCTGCGACACGGTGACCGGGTGACAGGTTCAAAACGTGCACCGCAGGAGCTTACAAGTGTTTCATGCCTTGAATCGTCATAAAAAAATCAGCGAAAAATCTCTGAAAACGGATTTTTCAGCTTGAAAAGTGCTAACCCGGGGGGATTGAAATTTTTTAGCACGAAAATTGTAGAAAAATTTTTCTTTCAAAAATCTCTGAAAATGGATTTTCGGTTGAAAATGCAGACCTACGGGGGTATCAAAACGGTTGACCTTGAATTTTTTTCAATACTTCACATCTATTTATCGACAGAATATCACAAATGTGTTAAAATTTTATAAAATCAAAAATGAAAGGGGTAATTACTCTATGAAACAAAGTCCTTTAGGAATCACTTCAATGGTGCTTGGTATTATAAGCATCCTCACAGCTTGTATAGCTTTTGGCATTGTGCCAGGTATTATAGGCTTGATACTCGCTATTATTGCTCTGTGTCAAAAAGACAGAAAGCACGGAACAGCCATTGCAGGTCTTGTGTGCTCTGTTATCGGAATTGTAATTTTTGCCATTGTGGCATTGTTTGTAAATGGTGTATCCGATAGCAACAAGGAATCCACTGGTAATCAAGCATCTGTTTCTGCAACAGTGGATAGTTCTAACACAGTATCAGAAATCACACCGGAAACAAAAATTGAAGAAGCAGAAGTGCAAAGTAATACTGTCATTTCTCCAGGTTACACATTTGATGCAGACGGTTTACAAGTCACAATAAATGATTTTGACCTTAACTTCACCGATTATGAGGATGAATACGGTTGGAACACTCCTGCAGACGGAATGAAATACATAATGATTGATGTTTCCTATCAGAATAACAGCAAAGATGATAAGTATGTAAGTATCTATGATTTCCAGTGCTACGCAGACAATACAGATTGCGAACAGAATTACAGTGTTGTGGAAAACTCTTCGTTGAATGCGAATATTTCAAGTGGAAGAAATACATCTTACAAGATTGCATTTGTAGTTCCACAGGATGCGCAGAGTATTGAACTGGAATATGAAACAAGTATATGGACCGGTCATAAAGAAGTCATAAAATTACAATAGAATATAGGATTTTAAGGGCATCCGAAAGGGTGCTCTTTTTTGTTGCGAACCAACGTCCTGCATGGTATAATATATGTCAGTTAGGAAGTCTTGCACCACGTCCGGAGAGTGAAAGTTGATTAGACAGCCTAGATTGTAACCAAGACCCGGAATAAAGACAGACCAAAAAAAGATTGGAAGCTCGCTACTCCAACAGTAACAGGGGTAGTGGGCTTATTTTTATGCTCTTCTGCCCCATGACAATGTATTTGTTGGAGGTAGAAAATGTTAGTTGAAATCAAAACATTAAACAAAGAAGAAGTAACCGTTGTAACAAGCCTTGATGTTGCGGAAACGTTTGGAAAAGAGCATAAACGTGTCATGCAGGACATAAGAGAACTCGATTGTAGCGAAGAATTTAGAGAGCACAATTTCGTGCCTATCTCTTATATAGATAGTATGAACAGGAAAAAACCTATGTTTGTTATGACAAGAGACGGCTTTACTCTCCTTGCTATGGGATACACTGGTGAAAAAGCAATGCAGTTCAAGGAAGCCTATATCAAGCAATTCAACGCAATGGAAAAGGCTCTTATCGGCAAAATACGGGAACGTGAAAAAGGAATTGGTGTCCGCAGGGTACTTACGGATAGTTTGCAGAGGACTTCCGAAAATGAACGGATGCACGGTCATGCATACTCTACCTACACCGATTTGATTTATAAATCAGTATTCGGAAAAACCGCAAAGCAATTACGGCTTGACCTTAATATTGGCAACAAAGAAAACATCCGGGATTATCTGACCGAGGAAGAACTACTGTTAGTTCAGAATGCAGAAATGCTTGTAAGTTCACTGGTTGGATACGGTTGGGGATACGGAGAAATTAAGGAATTTTTGGAAAATAAGTCGGTGAATAAACTGGTCGGATGATAGACACCCTAGATTCAATCTAGTGCATTTTTATTTTTTTGAAAAAGTGCTTGACTTATTGTGCCACATTATGTATTATTTAATTGTGCCACAGAAAGTGAGGTGTTAAAAATGTCACCACGCACAGGTAGACCTAAAGCATTGGAGCCTAAAACAGTAGAGGTTAAGGCAAGAATTGATGTTAAAACAAACGAACGTCTTAATCAGTACTGTGAAAAACACAATGTCACAAGAACAGATGTTGTGAGAAAAGGAATTGACAGTGTTTTAGAAAATGAAAAAGAGTAATCAAATCGCCCTCGACAAGCATTGACTACTCTTCCACACCACTCCCAAAGAAGTGATAATTTATTTTAACATCTTCTTTTGGGAAAATCAATCAAAAGGAGATAAAATTATGGACAGATTTTTAGAAATTGTATTTGAAAGTCAGATTATCAACACTGCGGAAAAAGGAGATAAATCATCAGAATATTTTAAGCCGTTCTTTGATAAGCTTCAGGAGATCGTGAGTGAAAATGTCTTTGAAGAACTCATGGATTCTTTTTCAGAATGTGAAGTGAAAACTATTAACTACTATGCCGTAGAGGGAATGAAGTTGGCAATCGGTATTATGAATGGTTCTTACGTTCCACAGATTTAGGAGGTAGCATATGACGGAACTGGTAAACGTTGAGGGTACAGAGTTGTCGGTCAAAGAATACCATGGGAAAATGGTTGTAAGTTTTAGTGACATATGCAATGTTCATAAATGTGATAGGAAAAGGCTCGTAAAACATTTTGAAAGAAAAAGGAAACATTTTCTAAAAGATGTTGATTACTTTGAAATCACAAGAAAAGAGTTGAACGACATGGTGTCTCCCAACTCAAAGATAATGGGAAATCCATATATGAGAACATATTTATTTACTGAAACAGGGTATCTTATGATTGTTAAGTGCCTTGACGATGATACGGCTTGGAATGTTCAAAGGACTCTTGTTAATGCTTACTTTACGGTAAAGAATCAGCAACCCACAACGGCAATCGAGGAAAAGCCAGTATTGCCGATTGAGACAGACTGGTTTTGCATCAACCGTGGAAAAATTAATTACATCTGCCGTTGCTACGACATTACATCAAAGGAATATATGCACCACTTACTTGAAGTTTTGGGAAGAACGTATAATTTTGATGAAGCAAAGAGAATTTACATTACAATGACCGGAAACTACAAGTGCAGAAATTCCGAAGTAATCACCTACTTTAAACAGCTTTCAGACCTCGCATCTAAAATTCTTCAGAAAGATTTAGAGGACTGCACAAAAGAAGAGACCCCATAACAGGGGTCTTTTCTATGCAAAAAAAGAATGCCCTCCACGACAAGGACACTCTTCTTTTAAAAATACATGTTTGATGCGCTTTTGCTGAAAAGTATTTCTACTGCTCAGCTGGTATAAATTATAGTTTGGTCACTATTAATTATAGCATTTGTAAAAGCACTACGCAAGCATTCTCATGTAATCTTTGATAATTTCATCAGCCAGTGTAAACACATTTCTTCCATAAGTGGCTAGGAAGTCTGCAACAATCTCTTCTACCTCAATCGGCATGGTAAGGTTGTATGAAAATGCAAACGCATGGCACAACTCATGGCAGAGAACACGGTCAAAGAATGAGCCATTGATTCTGTTGGAAATATAAATGCACTGCGTATTTCTGTCTGTCATTCCAAACGTGTATGTGTTATCAGAACGCATTAACATGGTGCTGTGTGGCTCTACAAGCCTTAAATTCCAAACGATTCCATTTATCGTGAACATCTTACCACCTCCAACATAAAAGGGGCTAAATAAGCCCCTTAAGTGTGTTATCCGATTTTTGTTACCAGTGCAGACAGCTTGCTTTTAAGGACAGACTTCTCTTCCGGTGTGGCATCATTTATGATTTCGGACATATCCGTTGCCAGTTCCGTCATGTAGGTGTTCAGGTCACGCACTTTTGCTTCCTTGTCCGCAGGAGTGTTAGCCTTGTGCAATTCCTTATTTTCCATGTAGGCTCTACGGCTCATGCCACTTCTGCCCTCTCTTGAATCACGCATACCGGATGAAGAAGTTTCCGTGTAGTACATACGACCCATGTCTCTGTCCATGTCACGGTGATACATTTCCGGTGTCATGTGGTAATAAGGTGGCTCTTCATAACCTCTGCGGTAGATTCCACGACCTTTAGGTGCAAATCTGCCGTCAGCATAGCGGTAATGGTCGTAGAACCGTCTGCCACCGTCACCGTACCGTTCAAACATTTCCATGACTTCGTCCGGTTCATATTCCTGCATGGTTTTTGTCAACTCACGGTAGTACATAGCTTCGGACAAGTCTTTCATCATGTCGATGACCTTTCCCATTTCGCAAGTATCTACCTTGTCAATTCCTTTGTCAAACTGCGCTTTAGCGCATTCAGAAAGTTTTTCAATCATTTCATGCATTCTTTTAACATCCATGATTTTTCACCTCCTACGCTTCACGAACGGCAATTAAATTGCTGTTCTGCACCTGAATAGCCTGTGTGGAAGTGTTCTGAACCGCTACCGTACTGCAACATCCACGAGGAACATCAATGTAAGCCTGTGCAGAAACGTTAAATAAATTCTCAGCAGCTGCAGGAGTTACAATCATTCTTGTGGACTGCAAAGGTTCCCCGTCTATTGCCAGTGCAAGGGAAATTTCCTCAACAGTTCCACCCGTGGAAATCTGAATGTTGCCGGAATAACTTACAAGGAATCTTGCACGACACTGATTAGTGATACCTCTAAGTTTCACAATCCCGGATCCCTCTCTATGAGTGATACAGTTACTTCCATTCACGGCAGTTTCGGTAAAGGCAACGTCTGCTCCTGCTGCCACAGTCTGTAATGCTACTGCTGTATATTCAGCCATAATAATACCTCTCTTCCAAAATAATAGGGGCAAACCATGCAGTCTGCCCCATGTTGTCAGTAATTCTGCATAGCAGACATAACCATAAGGTTAAGTTACTCGATATGCAGTTTTAACATCCGCAACCAGTGTTGCAACCACACCCGTAATATACGTTAGGGTTGGGAACCTGATATGCAGGAATAGGTGCAGGTTTCACAGTGTTGATGATCTGCTGTGTCTGAGCCGCCATCTGAGTAGTGAGAAGTGCATTCTGCCGATCCTGTGAAGCTGCTCTGCGCAGATCGTTATTCTCTGCTGTCAGAGTTGCAATCTTGTCTTGGCATAAGTAGTCAAGGATTGCTCTCGTACCGGCATTTTGACTGTCGATAATGTCACGAGTGTTGTTGTTCATGGTGTTCTGCAATGCGCAAGTATTCGTTGCCATATTGTAGTTTACACCCTGGATAGCTTCACGGGTATCGCAGCAGCACTGCGCTAACTGTGCCTGTAAAGCGTTAGCATTCTGCATTCCTGCTACGGTGTCTGCATTAATAGCCTGTTGGATACCATAGCCAGTCTGTAAAATGTTGGTATTTACACCATTAAATCCGGTAAGCATACCGTTGTTTACAGCGTAGAATCCGTCACACAGACCGTTATTGATTCCGTCCAGTTTACCGATGATAGACTGGGTGTCGAACCCTCTTTGCAATGCAGAATCGGTGTAGTAACTGGAATTAGAGCCATTACCGCCCCATCCATTACCGCCCCAACCGCCAAAAGCAAAGAAAAGGACGAAAATAATAATCCACCAGGCACCATCGTCACCCCATGCACCGTTGTTACTGTATCCGCCATTAGCTGGCATAACAGGCATGGTAAAGGGAGTATTGTTACTCTCAAACATAATTTTTACCTCCGTATAAGATTTTTTATACTTAATCTTGCAAGAATTTAGTATCTACTTCATAGGAAATTGACGCTTGAATTTTTCAAATTCGGAATCAAAATCTATGCCACGTTCCTTGGCAATATTTCTACCAAAATTTTCAACACCTAATATGTCACCTTTTTGCGCCATTCCCATTACATTTCTAATCATGGGATTCTGCATCATCTGACTATTTCCCATAATCCCTTGAATTATTTGCCGTGGATTTCCAATCACTTTAGGCATCTGCATATGGTTCATCATATTCATTCTGCATCATCCTTTCTTTGCGATTGCGGAGTTTTTCTTTGCGATTGCGAAGATTTCAACTGTTCAATCTTTTGCTCCAGTTCATCGAAACGCTTCATAAATACCGCTGTGGCTTCGTCTGATAGGTCAAATTTTGCCTTTTCTGTGTCAGACGGTAAATTGTTAGGGTCTGCATCTAAAATAGGCTTGTAGATCCTTGTGTAGATTTTTCCATCCGCTCCCCAGGATTTAGCATAGATCTCTGACATATCCTGTTTAGGAAAAAATGCCGTATTGCCATCCATAGGAACCTCATTCGGTGCTATGCATTCCTGCGCTGGCACAATGCGACCGTACATCTGTACTGCGTTTTGCTGTGGCTGTTGCATAAACTGCTGTGGTTGGAATTGCTCCTGCTGTGGCATAAACTGTCCGTACATAGGTGTTCTATACTGCGGATTGAAATAATTTGGATTCATAATCGGCTGCGGCATGGCTATTCTCCCTTTCTTCCATTGATTCTATCTGTTTCGCAATTTCAACTTCATCAAGTGTCTGATATGTCGGCTTGTTCAAAAGTCCCAACGGACTGAAATTCATAAGCATTACCAAGTTCTCCTATAACTTCCTCTGTAGCATGGACTACGATTGATTGATATTTAAGCGGAACACTTCCCATCTGTTCTTTACTAAAAATACGTTCCAGTGCTTCATCTGAAAATCTGAATTTTCCCATAAGGTCATCCCTCCTTATGCTTAAATTTTGGCATAAAAAAAGACGGTCTACCCGTCATGTATCCGTCACATTTCATTCACTATAAAATTATTGGAATCTTTGCAAAAAACTCCTTTCGTTTTAGGCTTGACTACTATTTTGACTACTATTCGACTACCCAGTGTCCTGAAACGCCCATTTTATCAGCTTTTTTGAATGGAAGCAAGGGGGCTCGAACCCC